ACCTGTATGGTGCCAACCTGTGCGGTGCCAACCTGTATGGTGCCAACCTGTATGGTGCCAACCTGAGCGATGTCAACCTGCGCGATGCCAACCTGTATGGTGCCAACCTGAGCGATGTCAACCTGAGCGATGCCAACTGTGTAAAACTCAGCCTCGCCAAAATCAGCATCCTCCCGGACGAAGGCGACATCATCGGCTGGAAAAAAGCATGGACAGACAATGAAATGCCGCCAACGCCAGTCATTGTGAAACTCCTCATCCCAGCAGACGCGCAACGCTCCAACGCCACTGGCCGCAAATGCCGCGCCAGCAAAGCACGAGTGCTCGACCTGCAAGACAAGCAAGGCAACAGCCTCCCGTCAGACACCACGGCATACAGCTCATACGACACAGACTTCACCTACAAAAAGGCGAAACCGTGCACGTCGAAGACTTCGACACCAACCGGTGGAACGAATGCGCTCCAGGCATCCACTTCTTCATCACCCGCATCGAAGCAGCCGAATACTAAGGAGGCTCCAAATGAACAATGAAATACAACGATTCGACTTCAAGGGCGAATCATTACGCGCCCTGACCAACATGTCGGGGGAGCCTTGGTTCGTACTCAAGGATTGCATGAGCATCCTTGACCTCGGTAATCCAACCGAGACTGTCAAATGTTTGATGATGACGAGTTCAGTACTACTGAAGTCATCGATTCGATTGGCCGTCGGCAGCAGGCGTACATCATCAGCGAGCCTGGCCTGTATCGTCTGGTCATGCGCTCGCGTAAGCCGGAAGCGAAGGAGTTCCAACGCTGGGTGACACACGAGGTGCTGCCGTCCATTCGCAAGCATGGCGCTTACATGACCCAGCAGACGTTGGACAAAGCGCTCACCAGCCCGGACTTCCTAATCCAACTCGCAACCAAGTTGAAAGAGGAACAGGAGAAGGTCAAGGAACTGGAGCCGAAAGCCAAGGCGTTGGATGACTTCACGAACATTCCCGATGCTCTGCTTGTCCGTGACGCGGCGAAACTCCTAAGCAACGATTCCAACATTCAGATCGGTGAGCATGAGCTGCGCCAATGGCTTGTGGATAACGGTTGGATTTACCGGCAGCCTAACCAGTCGTGGTGCGCGGCGTCAAGTCGCGTGAGGCAAGGCCATATGGTCATGGTGTCCTCCCGTTCCCACGGAATCCACAAGGATGGCACGCCATTCGCCTATCCGCCGACCCCGAAGCTGACACGCAAGGGATTGGCGCTTATCCACCAGCGGTTGTCCGAACAAAGTTTCGAGCGAGTGCTTGACGCGGAGGTGGCGGCATGACGTTGTTGAATCCTCCGGCGCCACCGCATGAGTTCGTTCTTGACGAGGGTGGGCACTGCGTGTTCCGTATCAACGAGCGGAAAGGCGGGTCAATCGTTGAAAAAGATGGACTCAAGACGAGCACGTTGTATGAGGTTCCCGAATCGAAACTAGGCGCGTTCATCCAATGGGCCGCTGACGTTCACGGCCAATCAAGATAGGAGCAGGTTTTGACAGACAGGATGGTTGTTGTCGAAGAGGAGATTTTCGACAGGCAGGAAGCTGCCAGTTTCCTCAAGCTTGGAGGGGGCAAGTTCGACGAACTGTACAGGCCGTGCGCCGACTATCAGGGCGGCAAGACCGTCACGTACAAGAAGTCGAAGCTTCTCGAACGTTACGACCAGTTGTGCGAGAGTCCACGGGAGGTTTCGGCATGACCGACACTCGACCTGACGCGTGGAGCGTGCAGACGGGCATTGACTTGGATGCCATGCTTGCCGCCAACACGGGTTGGATTGACCGGGTCAGACGTAAGACCAAACGTGACTATCAGCGGGACAAGCCGGTATTGCAGCGGGTGTTCGAGTCGCTTCGCATGAAATACGAGACTGGTTTCAGTACCAGTTCGTATCGGATTGCGGAAGACCTGCAATTGGCTCAGAGCGTTGTCTACAGAAGTTTGCGCAAGCTTGTTTCCTATGGGCTTGCGGAAACGTTTCTGACGCATGGAAGACATTGTTTCAGGCCGACAGGCTTGGAACCGACGAAAGGATTTGATTGGAATGAATGACAGTGTTTTGGTGAAGCTTGACCGGCTTTTCGATAAGTTGAAGACCGCAAGCGACGGAGACGATTGGAATACCGTGCGCGGTCTGGTCGCACAGATCGCATCACTCGTCAAAGTGGATGAAAAGCCACTGCCCGAAGAGCCGAAGGAGCGGGGCTTCTATGTCACCGCGAATGATGGTCGGCTCCTGCTTAAGGACATCGATGATGACTGGTCGGCGCGCACATGGGATGACTGCTCGGCTAATCACATGTGGAATGGCGATAGACAGTATGCGAAGTGGCCGACTGTCTGCGAAACGCTCCCGCCCGAAGCCTTCCCGTTAAAGCGAGTGAACACTGGAGACGGTAACGATGACTGACACGATCACCATTCACGAACAGCAAGGCTTCTCGACCAGCCGCATCCAGCCGACCAGCATCCTCGCCAGCACATTCAAGATCGACAAGAAAGTAGACAAGACGATCATCTTGCTGAGCCAGTACCTCGATGGAAGGTTCGTCCTGACGTTGAACGACTCGCGTGCGGAACTCACCGCCGAGGAACTTGACAGAATCGGCGAACTGTTCCGCACGCAGGCCCGGAACGTGATCAACAGTCGGAAAGATTGAGCGACTGCTTCAACATCACGGCAATGAAGGTCGTCTCACCTTGTGGGAGAAGTTGGAAGCCGACCGGCTCCCAACCATCCATCTGCTCGGCCAGTTCAGGCGCCGAGCCAAGGAAATCAAGGGTAAGGCTCCTGACAGCACTGACCTCGGCAGGAAAAAGCTGTGAACTGGCGACGTGGAACGTGACCATCCGATACTCCGTTTTCATCTAAAATCACCTCCCTCCAAATAGCAAGAAGACATCATGGACAACAATATCGAACCCCGCGGAAGCCGAACTACCCGCTCCGCCGCATCCTCTTCGCCGTCGTCAGCATCGGCCTCATCTCCAGCCTGACCATCATGCTCACATGGCATGGCGGCAGCATGAACGCCGCGCTCATGGTGGAAGGCGTGTACATCGCCACCGCATTGTGGCTGATCGTCAGATTCGCGCCACGCGACTAAAGACTTCCCGCTGGCTGGCAGTCCCAACAAACAACCAAAATCGGGTTGTTCCGCAGGATACCCACGTTCACTCATTCGTCGGCCAGTGGGGACCATAACTGAATATCGATATTATCCACGCGCCTACGAACTCAATACCGCGCAGCAAATCACGTAGCGCATTGGCCGCACATGGTTGTGGGATTCATGCCGGACTCCTTAAGTTTGACAACTCATGAATCACCTTATCCATCTCGCATTCAGGTTTTGACATTTCCTGTTGCCGTGATGTTGGCCGTGAACCCGTTCAGGTCGGGTTCCAACGGTTTTGCATCATTCATTGGCGTGAATCCTAACAGGTTCGACTCCTGTTGCGGCCACTGTCCCCACCGGTTAGTGCGATTGCCGGACTGGGGATTTGACGTGGATTGGATGACTCGGGGTCTCTGGTTCTTCTTCCCCTACGGGTCGCGGGTTCGACTCCCGCCCACGTCCGAAGCCGTCGAGAGACGGCCCGACATAATTGAAAACCCGGTTGACGGGGGAGCCTAAAAAATCATATTCCAAAGTCGATTTCTCTAGGCGCTTACATACACACTCTCTCCCGTCAACCACTGCTGGTGCAAGGAACGTGGCCGCTGCTATCTCAGTCGTTCGATCCATCGGCGGTCAGATGGTTCGACTCCATCCACCAGCACGCAATCACAGAAAGGAAAACTCTCATGGACACCATCAACGTGAATGGCGAAACCTACACGAAAGTACCGGACGAGATCAGCTTGTTCGGACGAACCTACCTGCTGGCGGACGACACCATCCCGGAACCATTGGACGTATCGGACTGGGATCCAATCGAACCGGATTACCGTATCACGCTCAGGGAATACATGACCCAACAGCATCCAGAAGACGCCAAGCGTAACCTCACCGGACTGGGCCAAGTCGTGAAGAACACGATTCTGAATGCCGGTAAGGGAGACTTGTTGGAAAAGAACAGTAATGGTGCCGTCATTTACGCCCGCTCGTTGTTCCCGCTTGTCGAACAGGGCTACAGGAAGTGGCGTTACCGGAATAATGCCCACATTACGAAACGGAGTGTGGCGGAAGCATGACGGAAGTGAAATTTCCCAGCATGGTTGACATGCCGGACAAGGAGTATTTCGCACATCCGGCAATCGACCAGACTGGTTTGAAGAAGTTCATGGAGTCTCCAAGAGCGTACGCATGGCACAAGCTGAACCCTCTCGACAACAGTACGTTGGCGTTCGGCAAGGCCGCGCACAGTCTCATTCTCGGTAGTGGCCCGAAGGTCGAAAGGAAACTCGACGGGCGCACCAAAGCCGGTAAAGCACAAGCCGAACAAGCCAAATCGGACGATCTGGTAATCCTTTCCGGTTCCGACTATGAGAAGCTTCAAAACATGGTGGATTACGCGCCGGACATGAACAGTCTCGTGGAAGGCAAACCGGAAATCGCCTTGTTCGCCATCGACCGGCCACTGGGCTGGAACTGAAAGGCAAAGCCGACTGGCTACCCGACCATCCCGGCATGGACGGCGTCATGTGGCTGTACGACTACAAGACCACCGGCCATGACGTGCAGGACTTCACTGGTTCGGCATACAAGTTCGGATACCACATTCAAGCCGCCTTCTACATGATGCTGTACCGGCTCGTAACCGGATACCAGGGTGCGATGGGGTTCAGGTTCGTCGTGCAGGAGAAGCAGGAACCATACGACTGGATGATCTGGGAACTATCCGAAAACGACCCTGAAATCTCACTTGTCGCCGTGAAGCAGATCCGTGAAGCGTTGGACAGGCTCAGCTTCTACTGGAAGAACCATATTCCGTTGGAAGACATGCTCAACCAAGGATTGCCGAAAACCCCTCTGCCTATCAGATTCACTGACTGGCAGATGAACCATCTGATTGGAGATGATGACCAATGGGAAATGTGATTCCAAAGAATCGTAAAGCCTACGGATACGATTACGCAGACCTTGGCTCGGTGGTCAACTATGTGACCGAAGTGTTGGGATTCCGCGTCGAACAGGACATTCACTACAACAATCTTCCCCAATATCCGAACGGGTACGGGTTCGTCGTTACCCACTATTGGCAGGATTTCAGCAAGTCTTGGAGCGAATACGCGGCACCCGTTCCGATCATTGTTGGCGATTCCGCTGGCAAACGTGAACAGCCGTTCATGCAACGGTACGGGAGTGCGGAAACGTATGCTCGACGCTACAGTCTGCTCACCTTGTTCTGTCTGGCGACCAGTGATGATGACGGACAGTTGGCGGGCTATCAGCGTGGAAATCCGATGAACGAGGAACTACGCAAACAGGTGGCCGCGCTCCTAGCTCAAGGGAACATTCCGGCAGGACGCGAGTCCGAAGCCATCGGCAATCGTATCAAAATGCCTGTGAATTACGCAAGATTGACCGACTGGCAAGCCCAATTGTTCATCAACAGTTTCAAAAAGAATGAAGAAGTCAAGGAGGCCGCATAATGGCTGGAGAAACCGTTATCACGATCATTGGCAATCTGACTAGGGAGCCTGAACTGCGCTCCACCAGCAATGGTGAGAACGTGGCTAATTTCACTATCGCATCATCTGACCGTAGGTTTAACCGGCAGACGAACCAGTGGGAGGATGGTGACACGCTGTTCATGAACTGTTCCGTATGGGGTGGCATGGCGCAGCATGTCGCTCAATCCTTGCACAAAGGTATGGGCGTGATCGCTCAAGGTCGTTTGAAGCAGCGTTCCTATCAGGCCAATGATGGGACTCAACGTACTGTGGTCGAGCTTCGCGTGGACGAGATCGGCCCGAGTCTTCGTAATGCGACTGCCCAAGTGCAGAGGATTCAACGTGGCGGCGCTCAGGCGGCCCCGCAGGGCGGTTTCAATCCGAGTCCGAATAATGTTCCGTCTAACGGTTTCCAACAGCCGCAACAGCCAACCCAGCAACCACAGCAGGGTGCCGACTCGTGGGGAGCGAACAACAATCAGCCTTCCACGTTCGGCAACTTCGGAAACGACACTGATTTCTAATCCAGACTAAAAGGAACCAACATGGCAAACATCATCCCATACAGGGAGTTTCTGAAAAGAAAGGAGCTGCGCGAGCAGGAGACTGGCATCACCGTTAGCCCGCAGCAGCTCCACCCATCCCTGTTCGACTGGCAGAAGCGTATCGTCGCATGGGCTTGCAAAGTAGGACGTGCAGCCATATGGGCGGATACGGGTCTTGGTAAGACCAGAATGCAACTCGAATGGTTACGGCAAGTCTGCGCCGGACATGGGACGGGGCTTATTCTAGCGCCGTTGGCCGTATGCCAGCAAACCATCCGCGAAGGCGCCGCAATCGGCATGGAAGTGCGTTATGTGCATGACCAGTCGGAAGTGTCGGACGGGTTCAGCATCACGAACTATGAGCGTGTGCCGAAACTCGACGTGTCCAAATTCAATGCGGTCGTGTTGGACGAGGCTTCGATTCTGAAACAGTCGGACGGCAAGACCCGCAAAATGCTGATCGACACGTTCAGGGATACGAAATACCGTCTCGCCTGTACCGCCACACCGGCACCGAACGACCCGGAGGAACTATGCAATCAGGCCGAGTTCCTTGGATACGCCACCCGTGTGAAGATGCTTGCCACGTATTTCGTGCATGACGGGAATATTTGGCGTTTGAAAGGTCACGCGGTTAAGCCGATGATGCGGTGGATGTCGCAATGGGCCATCGCATTGCGCAAGCCGTCCGATATTGGCGGTGATGATGCGGGATATGAGTTGCCCGGATTGAATCAGACCGTTGATGTTGTCGCCTATCACGCAGCATCCCGGAAGGCCAATTGTTCGCAGCTGACCTTGGTGGCGTCGGCGGGCGTGCGAGAGTCCGTAAGGAAACGCTTGTTGACCGTGTGAGCCGGTGTGTCGATCTGGTCAACAACGAACCTGAAGAACAGTGGATTATCTGGGCTGGATTGAACGACGAGGCGGACATGCTGAACAGGCTTATCCCCGGCAGTGTGAATGTGAAAGCTCCATGTCGCCGGAAGACAAGGCCAAGGCGTTCCTTGACTTCGCTGATGGGAACATTCCGGTGCTGATCACGAAGGGTTCCATGGCTTCGTTCGGTTTGAACTGGCAGAACTGCGCTCGAATGGCGTTCTGCGGTTTGAACGATTCGTGGGAATCCTACTACCAGTCGATACGCCGCTGCTACCGGTTCGGGCAGAAGCGCGTGGTTGACGTGCATGTGGTGGTTTCCGATTTGGAACGCGAGATTGCGGAGAACATCACCCGCAAGGAACAGCAGGCCACTCATTTGAGTGACGAGCTGGTGAAGACGATGAATGAATCGAACTCTTTCGGAAAGGCCGCATGATGGTTGAGGAAATGTATATGACCGATGAAGCCAAAGGTAAGGATTGGACACTATGGCTTGGCGACTCGTGCGAACGCATGGCGGAAATGGCTGACAACAGTGTTGATCTGAGTGTGAGCAGCCCGCCGTTCGCAAGCCTGTACGTGTACTCCGATTCAACCCGCGACTTGGGCAACAATAGTTCCCGTGAAGAGTTCATCGAGAACTACGGGTACATCATCCGCGAACTGTTGAGGGTCACGAAACCGGGCCGTATCGCTTGCGTGCATGTGCAGCAGGTTGTGACCACGAAGACCGCTGACGGCGTGGTTGGATTGACCGACTTCCGCGGTGATGTGATTCGAGCCTATGTGGAGAACGGTTGGATTTTCCACGGTGAAGTCACCGTGAACAAGAATCCACAGGCTCAGGCCATCCGCACGAAGGCTCAGGCTCTCATGTTCGTGACGAAGAACAAGGATTCCAGCATGAGCCGTCCCGCGTTGGCTGACTATCTGCTGATGTTCCGCAAGCCGGGCGAGAATCAGGTGCCGATCAAGAACGATGTGAGCAACGAGGAATGGATTGATTGGGCGCAGCCGGTCTGGTGGAACATTCGAGAGACCAACACGCTTAACGAGCGTCTTGGGCGAGAGAACACCGACGAACGCCACATCTGCCCGCTGCAATTGGATTTCATCGAACGGTGCATCCGCTTGTGGAGCAATAAGGGCGAGCTTGTGTTCGACCGTTTGGTGGCATCGGCTCGACCGTGTACGAGGCAATCAAACTTGGCCGCAAGGGCATGAGCATTGAATTGAAGCCTTCCTATTGGGATGCGTCGGTGAATCTGATGCGCGATCTTGAAGAGAAGCTTGGAGAGGCGACACTGTTCTGATGGTTCCGCTCTCTGGGATTACCGAACCCGCATGGTGTGACAAGCATGGGGTCGAATATTACGGCCCCGCTTGTCCTGAATGCGAGTCGGAAGCCGAAGACTATTGGGAGGATATTGGAGACGCGAGCATATGGGACTTATGACCACCTATGATTTCGACATTCCAGGCGAACCCGTCGCGAAGGGCCGTCCACGATTCTACGGGTATCGGGCTGTGACCCCTCAGCATACGAGGGATGCTGAGGAACTGGTGCGGAACCAATTCCACATGTTCTACCTCATGCCGAACCATTGGACGGGGACGTGCTGATGATTCTCATGTTTTATAAGGGGCGTCATGGGAAACCGGATTTGGACAATCTGGAAAAGCTCGTCAAGGACGCGTTGAACGGTTTGGCCTACGTGGATGACCAGCAGGTGAAACTCACGTTGTGCGCCATGCTGGAACCCGACCGTATGGCATGGGGGCAACGGGCGAAACGGCTTGTCAAACGTCGGCAGGGAATGCCGTTGACATACGGCGGCAATCCTTATGAGCCGCATACGGAAATCCATATAGAACCTTGCATGACATTCACGGCGGGTTGGAAAGTCTCATCAGAAACACGAAGGAGATGATAAGCGATGTCGGAAACCAGCCTGAATACCGGTGAGATGCTGTTCCAACTGCGTGTCTGGGATTACTTGGCTTGGGCGTTGGACGATAAGCGTCTCGACCATGTTGAGAACCTGTACTACAAGGGGCGGCCGATCAGTGTTTCGACGTTCGCCAATCCGAACGTGCCGATGGTGAAATGCTTCGATAAGGCTGAACTGTTGGCTGGTGACATTGATTCCGAATATCCGTTCGTCATACAAGCCGATGGCATGTTCGATGCTGACGTGATGGGCGAGCGTGAGTGGATCGCGTCTCAACCCGCGTACACGAGTCTGAGCGTGTGGGACAAGTTCGAGACGCTGCTACCGGCCAAACCGTCTATGGAATGCGTTGACTCGGGCACTCGAATGTTCATCCGATTCACGTTGGGTGAATTGGCGGGCATGTTGAACAGTGGGTTGCCGCTCGGAGGTGGACGATGATTCTTCCAGCAGTCAACGTCAACGGCATCCATTTGAGCAGCCAACAGCATGAGGCGCTTGTCAGCATATGGCGTACCGGTCGAATGCCGGAACCCCACACAGGTCAGAAACCGTGGCTGTGGATTCAAGCGCTCAGACGGCGCGGATTGGTATCCGGCAATGCGCTCAGACTGACCGACAAGGGACGCCGTATCGTCCAACTCCTCCAGGACAGGAAAGCAGTCCCATACCAAAGCACTGCCGACAATCCACACTACGGAGCCTACTGGGACGCCTACTACAGCAACCAGTCAACCTACCGGTATCAGCCCGGTTTGGAAATCATTTGCAAAAGGAACTGTGATGAAACTTGACCCGCCACCGGACTTGGTTGAAATCGCTGAAGCCTGGACGCGATGGCGAAACCACACTGGGGGAGCGGCATCGTCTTCAGCTGTGACGGCCTGCCGGTCACCACACCAAGACAAGAAGCAATCTGGATGGAATACAACGGCATCACAAGAGGGGAGGACTAATGGCAAGGCGTGGTTACGTGCAGCTCGTGAACGGCTTCTACGACAACGACAAGGTGCGTGATCTCGTGCGCATTGGCCGTGCTGACTCGGTGGGCGTGTTCTGTATGGCTCTCTCGCTGTGCGGGGACAGGCTCACGGATGGCTTCGTGCCGCGCCGCGCCATGCTCTCCAACATCGGTGCCACTCAGGAGCAGGTGCAGGCGCTGGTGGACGAGGGAATGCTCGAAGAGGTCGATGACGGTTGGATAATCCACGATTACACCGCTCACAATCGCACCAAAGAGCAGGTCATGCACGCGCGAGCCGACGCGAAGGCACGCAAGAGCAAATCCCGTGGTCACAGCACTGTCACAGCAGTGTCACAGCGTGACATGCGTGTGACATCGGGACAAACACCAGAACACCAGAACACCAGAACCCAAAAGAAAGAAGAAGAATATTATTCTTCTTCCAAAGAAATGACACTTGCCATGTTCCAAGACTCACGAGAATTGGCGGCAGCCAACAGCATGATGCGCGCCACGTATCCGAACTTGGATTTGAAAAACAGCTGGGACGCCTTCGCCACACGCCAATACGACGTCACGCGCATGGTGGGCGATTGGATACGCCTATGGCGTGGCTGGTGTGAGAACCGGGCGCAAATGGGTGGTATCCCACCGTCGAAGCCACACGTCCACACTTGGGCTTGCGAACACACGTTGAAAGCCTTGCACCTCCAATCGCAGGATGACGTGACCGACATGGCGTCAGCCGTCAAAAAAGCCAATGAGCTAAACCAGAAGGAAGAACCCCAGTGAGCAGTGACAATCCATCCAAGGAGACGTGCCGCATGGTTGATGATCGTGATGGGAGACGTTGCGTGCGTTGTGGCCGAAGCTTGTATGCGGTTGGCGGTTCCCGGCATCATCGGAAACTCCGTAGCCAATGCACGAGGGTGGAGAAGCATCAAGTGCAGAATCTGATTCTGCTTTGCGGTTCGGGTACGACGGGCTGTCATGGTTTCGTTCACATGCATCCGACTATCGCTTATGAGAACGGCTGGTGTGTGAAATCGTTTCAAGACCAGTTGGAAGTGCCGGTACGGACTTGGCATGGACTCGTGTATCTCACCACAGACGGCAAATATTCATCGACAAAGGAACAATCAAATGACTGACAATATCAATCCATCGCATTACAAGGATGGCCCGTTCGAATGCATCGAACTATCCAGTTTGCTCAGCTTCGACTGGGGTAACGTAATTAAATACTGCTACCGGTGGCGCGACAAGAACGGTGTCGAAGACCTCAAGAAAGCACTCTGGTATGCGAAGCACGCAATCGATAACAACGTGCCGTTCCTTGCCATGTACCTCGGGCCGGACAACGACATTATCACAGCCAGACCCATCAGGCTTCTCGGCATTCTAGAAGCCGAGAACTGGGCCGATCTCGAACCATTCTGGAATGAAATCAAGTGGGGATGTTACAAGAAGGCGGTCAAAGTGCTGGCCGACAAGATCAATGAAATCGAAAAGGATGGTGAGTGATGAACCGGGACCGGGTAATCATCGTCGCGATCATCTGCATGACGATTATCTTCATCGCGTCCACCGTATCGCCAGCCGGTTCCAGCGGGAAAACCGGCACGGGCTTCCAGATGGAAACCGTCAAGACCGGTGACGTGACATGGGCGTGCTTGAAGCATAACAGAGAATATATCGGTTGCAGCACGGTGGAGACGGTCAAATGAATGTTTTCACAGGCGAGACCGGCTATATCATCTGGCCGCAAGGTGATACGGGAGTTCACACATGCCGCGTGTACGACTCACTGGATGAAGCTGTGGGCGCGGCACATTCCAAAGCCGACTTCCACCACAGGCCGTATGAGATTCTTACCGCTTATGAGAGTCCGGCAAGAACTATCAAGACAATCAACCCAAGGAGGCACCAATGAGCGACAACCGTAACTACAGTGTGATTACGAACTTTGGATGCCACTGGCAGTGCCCGTATTGCATCGTGCGCAACACTGGAATCCAAATAGCCGAGACCCGTATGGGAGCCACCTATGACACTGTGATGGATTTGGCTGACTCCGGCAAAATGAAATTCCTCAGCTTCAGCGGTGGCGGAGACCCATTATGGGGGCTTGATATTCGCCGTGCCTACTGGTATGCGTCGATCACCCGGAGCCTGTACGAGTACGACATCGAAACCGAAATGCACACCAGTATGCCAAGCATGGTTAAGCGAATGTACAACCTGGCGCCCGCAGTCGAGTTTTCGAGAATCGTCTACCATCTGCGGAACGTCAACATGATTCGCAATCTCGACTCCATCGACGGGGAGATGATACGAGTCGTTTTCGTGGTCACACCTGATTTCACCAAGGACAAGATCGACGCGATAGTTAAAGCCGTGAAGGACAACCCGTCTGTGGACGAGTTGAGTTTCCGTCAGATGGTCAAGCCGGATTACAGCATCGACCACACTTGCGAAGACTATCTGCGCGAAGGCCATAAGAAGGAGTGGTGGTACATCACTCAAGGTGATTACAACCATTACATCGTCAACGACCGGATTTCAGACAAATACGAGGATTTTCAGGATAAGCCGTGAGGATTTGCCTGACTGGTTACTGAAAGCGACTACAGACAAGGAGACATCTATGAGTGACAAAGTGCGGGTAGGCGCAACCACTATCAAATTCGATGTCGTGGCGTGCGGTATGACGCAAGCGACTGCGCGTGTGAAAGTGCCTATCTATGTGGATGGTGGCGATGACATCGGCAACCACATGTCTGGGGTTGTCAGTGCGCGGGTGCCGGACGATTTCGATAAGAGGGTGGAACACGCATTTCAGGCGTTCGCCGACACGTTGGAAGCATCATTCAAGGAGGAGTCCACGGATGTTCAACAGAAAGCATAGGAAAGTCCGATACGCCAAATGCCCGTATTGCGGCAAAAGCCCAGTCATCTCGGAAGGGCGCAGCATCACGGACAAGAACGAGCTCGTCATGCATTACAAGTGCCCAAAAAATCATCTAACCACCGGCGACACGCCATATCCAAACCGAGCATTGGAACTTTGGCTTCTCGCAGTCGGCAAGGTGTTGAAAGTCGATGACGTGATAAGCGACTGCTTCGCCAAACAGCAAAAGAAGGGGACAGGCCAATGACAGAGCATGGGGAATACTGCGTGAGCATCCGCGAATCCTACAGAATGCCCGACCACACGCTGGTTGGATGCGCGGTGACGTTATGGCGATGGAACCATACCGACGAAACATGGTGGTATGCGGCTGTACGCGAATACCTGTTCGTGGACTACAACGGCAGTCGCAGGAAGGCGTTACGGCAGGCCAGACGGGACGCTAGAAAACTCGCCGGAATCTTCGACTGCGTTAACTGTGACACCAACGAGAAAGGAATGTGGGGGAGCCATGAATGATGTTGACGATTCTGACCATGAGCTGACCGACGAGCAGCGAGACAAGCTACGCAAGGCCATCGGAGAAATCATCGGAGACTTCACCCTTGGATATTGTGCGTGGACACCACGCCGATAATCGGGGATTCACGAGTGTCTTATTCCTCGAACGTTTCAAGCGAGCACGCGAGTGTCTACGAGCTTATCGGACTAATGGAATCCGCAAAAGCAGACTTCCTACAGTAAGGAGCAACCAATGACTGATCTTGATAAGCGTATCCGCGAATACGCGAAGTGGAGGACGGTTCTTGACTGCCTGTATCCGCGTGCGTTCCCGCTTACACCAACCACTGCGCCATATCCGTTGAAGGGTGAGTGATGTTCGGACGGAAGAAGAAAAAGCAGGAGGAGCCGAAAAGTTACCTCAGATGCCCATACTGCGGTCACGCGCCGATAATTGTCACCGGCAAATGCACGTATCACAATCCACGTCATACTGTCTACCGGTATGAGTGCGACCTTATGTGCCTTCAAGGCGAGGTGTGTCAGACTGCCGAAGCTGCGTTCGATTCGTGGGTACGCATTGTCGCCCGCTATTACGACGCGGAAAATGCTATCAGACAATTCCGCAAGGAGAGGAAATCATGAGTCTGGCTGATGTTTGCTGGAATATTTCAAGCGTTTTCATCGTCATCACATTGGGTGTGATAGCGATACTCTGCGTGCTCATGCTATTAGGCGTGTTCGTATGCATCTTCGACCATGACGATAACCACAGGAACGATAAGAGCAGTAAGGAATAACAATGGCGACGAACGTGACCGAAAAAGACAAGACACTGCATGAGGTCATCGACTTTCTGCAAAAAGAGTGGGATGCAGCTAATAACGCTTCCGATAATCCAGACGAAGAAGTGTACGACTTTTACGACGGAATGACGACGGCTTACGAGCATGTAATCAATTACTGCCGTCACCTGCTCGGCTATTCGGCTCGATGCCTTCCGAGGTGCCGAATCAAAGCGAGGATGCGAAAAAATGAAATGGAAACCGGATTGGTTGGACATCGCCGAAAACCTGCTGATCGGACTGATGGCGGTGGCTGCGGCCGCAATATTCATTGTCTTCTGCGTTTGCATATGGGAAGAAGTGACAACCGCCAGAACCATCATCATGCGCGACGGAAATCAATCATACGCCTGCACGGTCAGCGACATAAGCCTGGCCCCACATGACTGCAATCCAATCGAGGACGCGAAATGAATAAACGGTACAAGGTTTGTCCACTTTTTGGAGTGATTACGGCGATGAGCGCACCTTGATGAATATGGGTGTGTTTGAAGAGTTGCTGAACGAGGTTGGAAGATTCTGCGGGTGGATACCATGCCACCAACGGAATTGCGTGATACCGCCGTCACAGCGACGAACGTCTACATCCTTGAGAGGGAGGCTAATGATGATTAGTCAATACGACAAGGACATGTGTTGCCTGTATATCGCTGAGGGGATGAGCTACATCTGGCAACAACGAGGGAACCAAGAGCTTTCCCGAATACTTGAATCATTGGCCGATAGGAAGCTCATGAAGCGTGTCCATGGCGGGTATGCGATCACACTCAAGGGCCTGTTGGCAGTCAAGGTGTGGAGACTTCACCTGTTCCTGTTCCATCACGATGAATACAAGTACTTCAGGAGGAAGAAATGAGCAGGGCTGAAACCACCGCCATGCTGTCCAAGCTGGTGGAGAAGAGGTTGAGGAATCGCGTGAGCTATTGGGCTAGCGAGGTTAACTTCGACCTTGGAACACCACGGAACAGGCGCATCGACTACATCGGATTCAAGCCTTTCACGCCCGGCTACGTGCTCGAACCAAGCAGTGTGGAACTCGGCACTTCTCCTGCTATGAAATCAAGTCATGCATGGCTGATTTCAAATCGGGTCACGGGCTGACGTTCTACGGTGACGAAAACTATCTAGTCACCACGCCTGAGCTTGCGGATGAACTGCGCGTGGGCCACCAGATTCCGCGAGACATCGACCAAGTGTTGGTGCCCACGGCCAAAGGGGACAAGCTCAGATGCCTGTACGACGTGTCCTATGGAGACAAGCGGAATAGCTACAGGCGGCGTCCGGCGAGTGAGATGCTGTACGCCATGATCGAAGCGAACGGAAAGAGGACGAATTGAGCATCCTGCTGGACGAGGCCGACGCTTACGAGCGTGGCATGGATGATGATTTGACGTTTCAGACGGTTCGGGAGCTTGCCGGTGCAGCGTACATGGCCGGACGTTCCGCTCCACCAACTGATGCCGAGGTGGAGGCCGTGGCAAAACGCTTGCTATGGCGAAGCTGGTGGTCGTGGGATGGCATCGAAAGCGACTATGTGGCGAAGGACGAAGACGATGCGTGGGATTACGCCGGGGAAATCTGTGGCTATCGGGAAGACTTCATCGATCGGGCGAAGGAAGTACTCGAAGTGGAACGACATGCGGTGACGGAATGAGACGGGATTATGTGTACGGGTATCCCACCAAGGATGAAAGCTCAGTGCGATGCTTCGTCGCGGTATCCTGCGGTAGCGGATGCGATCATCCGCATCCGAAGGTCACATTCCACTCCGACCTGATGTACTGCGTGGACTGTCATAAATGGTTCCTACCGTGTACGCCAGTGAAGTCGAGCTTTCCATTGGAAACCATGCTCAGTCTTACGCGCGCGAATATTCCATCATCGGGCATACGAGAGAATCATCAAGCAAATCAAGGAGACGAAATGATAGGAAACAAGAATATTCAACGAGGCTAATGGCCGTGCTTGTGTCCGTGACAATGGTTTTCCCACTGGCCGGATGCGGGAACGAAGCGGATGCTGACGATGCTGAGAACGGTAGCAACTGCATTGATGTGCGAGGCGACTTCACGGCCCATGAGTGCAGAATCGAGTTGCACGACGGCAGAACCGTTACATGCATCAACTTCAACACCTACAAGGGCGGCGGCGGTCTTTCCTGCGACTGGAACAATGCTAGCGGCAAGGACGGGGAGACGAAATAATGGAACATGAACTAATCCCCGTATACACGAAGTTCAACGGTAACGGCGTGCGTGTGCAGAATGATTCAAAACTCATCGACTATCTGGACGATGGATGGAAAATCATCAACGTCACGGCAGCGAACCCACTGGCATTGGACAATGAGGCCGTCGTGTTGTACGTGATCGAGAAGACTACTGCAAATCATTGGAGCAAACGGAATGAATGAGCCTACCGCCGACGAGATCATGAAAATGTTCGCGGTTGACATAGCGGTTCTTCGTCGTGGTAGGCGCAAGCCGTCTGAGAAGCCGCCAGTCGGAAAGAAGAAGGCGAAAGCGTCGAAAAAGCCGGTCAAGCTTACTGCGGAACAGCTCGCACGGAAACGTGAGCACACGCGACAGTGGCGGATGGCCCACCGTGAGCAAGTCTTGGAATGCAACCGCCGATACAAGCTTGCGCATCGTCCGACATTCCACCATTTCAGCCGTGAGGAACAGGCGGCCTACGAACGCAACTACTACCTGCTTCATCCCGAGAAGAGAAAACGGAAGCGGGAGACTGTTTGAGACGTTAATCCAATACCGGTTGCAAGGTTGGGTGCAACGGTATACTAGACATGTTCCGGCATTAATCGCACGCCTTCGGGCACCGGTGCGGAATCAACATACCATGATTTTGGAAGGCGTGCGATTGGCTGACTGCAAACTGTTGCGTTGCGGGCGTGAACGAGACGATACCAGGCAACTCTGCCCTGAATGTGAACAGCGGCTCCTAGCCGACTTGGAATGGTTCACGAAGAACATCGGCTACTTGGAAACCGACAAGATGAACCGCATCAACAAGAACCATGACGCTGATGGTGGCGGGGGAGGATACTCTGATAATCCGCCATTGAGGGAGCAAGTGTTCGACCTGCTGTATGAGGGAGACGAACGGGATGATAGCGTGTGGGGCACACTATCCGCGTTCGCTAAATGCTTAGGCGTCGAATACCTGAATCACGATCCGTTGAACGTGTTGGCGCAGCGGATAGCCGTCAAGAAAAACAAGCAAGGCGAACCCGCGTGTCTATGCTCAACGGCAACACCCGTGTACGCGCTTGAAATCCGCATCGCACGAGACAAGTGCCAACGCCTGTTGAATCAAGGCCATACGGTCAGCTTGGGCAATTGCCCCAACACCGACTGCAACATGCCACTATCGGCTGACGAGACGGCAAAACAAGTCAAATGCCGTGGATGCAGGAACGTTTGGAACATCAACTTTTTGAGGACACTCATGCAAGACAAGATCAAACACAGCACTTACACGGGGACTGCTTCGGACATTAGAAGCAAACTCCAACAGGCTGGATACCTCGTATCCGCGAACACGTTGAAATCATGGGCGCACAGAGGCAAGCTCACCCCGGTACGCAAGGAAGGGCGGCATCCCATCTACCGTATCGCGGACGTGTACATGCTGATGCAGCAAACCACTCCAGTGGACGATATTTGGAGACTCGTCGGAAAGGACAACCGGCAGTGAGCATCATCAGCATCACCGACAAGGGCAAGACCATCACCTATCACGCGCATCACATGCGCGACGTGATCGAACCAGTCAAACAGTACGGCATGTTCGGAGACTAGTTGCAGATCAGCGGTAAGACAAACAATATTGGCTACGCTCACGCGAACGATGGTGGAGCAGACCTACGTTCCAACGAGGACACGATCATCTGCGCGGGCAGTCAGACGCTCGTGCATACGGGCGTGCATATGGCTATTCCAGCCGGATACGTCGGCCTAATCTGCCCACGCTCAGGCTTGGCGTTGAAGCATAACATCACCGTGATGAACGCGCCTGGCGTAATCGACGCAAACTATCGTGGCGAAGTCGGCGTAATCCTCAGAAACATGGGCGAACAGGCGTTTGAAATCCATGAGGGAGACCGGATAGCGCAGATCGTGTTCCTCCCATACGCGCACATGCAATTCGAGCCAGTCAACGAACTGGATTCGACCGAACGTGGCGAGAAAGGATTCGGCAGCAGCGGCATCAAGTAGCCGCCATATCAAAAGGGAGCAGGATAAGTCATGAGAATCTACATCGTCACAGCTGATATCGATAACCACGGGGACATTCCATTCTATGGAAGTTTTGTCAGTGTCATGGGCGTTTACGCCACGCGAGAGCATGCGGTCAAACATGTGCGCAATCTCAAACGTAGGAAGTTCGCACTCAAACACAAAGGGCTTCACGGAGACAAGGGAGTGTACGTCGAAGAGTTCGAGTTGGACTCCAACTGCCAAAAATTCATCGGAGGCTATTCGGAATGAGCAAACAGGTCATCATCAAGGCTGAACAGTTGAACGCCACGCATTTAGGCAAGAAGGTAACCATTCTGGACGATGGTAAAGCCGTCATGTCAGGAAAACTCAAGGAGTTAAGAGCGACGCAATACTCCATGCCGGTGTTCAGCAACGATATCGAAGCCGTGCCCGACGGCTACGGGAGCATCAGCGTTGGCCCGAAACTGAATTACGAAACTGTCACCGACATCATCATGCATTTGTCGAATCAGCTTAACGACGATATCAAGGCGACCGTGCGTGGTGACACGGAACTGGTAATCGAAGTCAACGGAAAGTAGGGGAATATGACGGAAAACACCACTGGAAAATCAACGAACGAACTGTTTATGCGCGTGTTGCAAGTCGAATCACCGGAACTGTTCGACGGAAGCGAGGACGAGCCGGTACGAGTAGTCGGCTACGATTATTTACCATTCTGCGAAGCGGTCTGCGAAACCTGTGGCGATGACCCCGAAATGCTGACCATCGCATTCGAGACGAAAAACGGTGAATGTTACAGCAAATACTACGACTATTTTGGACTGCCGAACATTTTAGAAGCATTGGACAAGTGGGATAAGCAGTACGGGAAGGTGGTAGAGAACCGTGGATGACACTTCAAGCACGAAGAAATTCGTATTTACAAGTGATAGCAAGCCGTCCCCCGACCTCTCGGATTTCAAGCCTTTTGGACACATTGACGAGGACAAACCCAAGTACAGTGCGATCATGATTATCGAGGATGAAGGCGTATACATTCCCGTGATCTACAAGGAATGCCGCGTGGACCTCGACGTTGATAACCCGACGATTCACCCGCTATCAGGCCCATGTATGGAGTGCTGCTGCTACAGTACGCCGGAACTCGCCATGAAAGCCGGTACACGCATCTACAGGAACATGTTGAAGGACAACAAATGAAGTGGTTTACTGCTGACTTGCATTTCGCTCACCCGTTCGTGGCCGCACTACGCGGATACGCGCTACCCGGATACGCTAAAGACGAGTCAATCAAACAACAGGCCGAACGTGAGCATAAGCCGCTCAAAAACTGTGTTGACTGGCGGAAGCATGATGCGACATCATCCAAAGCATCAACACGTATGTTGGCGAGGAAGATGAACTCTACATCCTCGGAGACATCAGTTCGGGTGGTACTTGGAGCGTAGACCAAGCGATAATGCGCATCCAAAACTTGCATGTGCCGCGCAAGAACAGGCATCTGATTCTCGGCAACCACGAACTGCACAGTTCCAGTCGCACGTTGGAAAAGTTGGCAAGCGTGTTCGGGGAAGTCGGAAGAGTCAGCATCACCGAAATCAGAGACGGGTGGGGCAACAATCCACACACGGTATTTTTAAGCCACTACCAATGGCGCGAGGACTTCACGCAAAGCAAACCGCTAAGCGCAGTCTCAACCAATTGGAACGCGCCGGAATTAGCCGAATACGCGATACCACGCATGAACAACATGCTGCTCCTGCACGGACACACGCACGCGCATGACCCGCTTGAGTTCGGCAGGCATCACAATGAGATCAACGTCGGATTAGACGCATGGTGTTTCGAGCCAGTCAACGAAGCCGAATTAGTGGACAACTGGCTACAAACCGCGTTAAGCAACGTCTGAGTGGTCTACAATGGCCCTGTTAACAACAAATGCGTTTAGCGAGTGTTCGCCAAACGTTGGAAACCGGCTTCATCATCCTCGGGATAACGGAACCGCGCTTCGATACCCTGCGATTCAAGGATCGCGGCTATCTCCCTGCTGCGGGCATTGACGATCGCGTAATCGCCTTTGTCCCGTCCGTAACGGTCGTAGTGTTCCTGCGAACGATAGTAGAGCAAGTCAACATGGTCAGGCGGGTTGCCTTGGACTTCCTCAATCCCGTCCACCGCATCCAACGCGGCCTCGACCGCTTCGACATGCTGCGTGAGCATACTTTCCAACCATGCCTGCACGTCTGCCGGTGGTTCCGCCTCGCCAGGCTTCTCCCAACGTTTCACCGTCAACACGGCATTGCCGAAACGGTCGGCAAGCATCTTCTGACTGATGCCGCAGCGTTCCCGTGCCGCGCGAAAAGCGGCCTTCGATCCAAACGTCATCAAACCTCCAGACAATCATGAAAACACGGAAAACGTCGGTTCCAGCATGAAAAACACGCTGGAACCGGCAGAACAACGATTTTCAGCGGAATACGTCACGCCTTGACGCAATCGAACACCAGCAAATCGGAATCATCGGAATCCGTTCCGATCTTGGAGTCAAGACGCCACCCGTTTTCCTCAAGACACCGTTTGATGTCCTCCGTCCAATCATCCGCCTCCACGTCGGACGGGGTGAACTCCAAGTCGTCCACAATCTCCCTATCCTCATGGAAATCGATGAAGTAATCGTAGATGCGGATATGGAACGTCGAATCCACGTCAAGCGGGTTCCTGAGCACCGCATTGTTCGGCTCCATCACGTCGATGTAGGCGTTGTGGGCTTCGATGCGCTCGGTCCATCCGCTGATGGTTTCAGGATCGTTCAGGTCGATGAACCAGTCCATGAGCTGCTCGGTGGTCAACGTGTCTGAGTAAGCCGAAAGCTCTTCGTACAGCTTGTCGTAATCGGATTGCGTGGACTCCTCGTCAGCGACGAGCCGCTCATACTTGGCACGGAGCCGTTCGGACGGGATGCAAAGCCATGCGTCTTCGGTTTCGCCGTCCTTGTCGAGCTGGCAATCATAGACGCGCTTTCGTAATTCCGACTTCGGGAACTCCAGTGCGAATGTGCCAGTCTCATTCCACTTGTGGCCTCTGGTTTTTTCGATACGAATGGTAATCATTTCAATCTCCTTGTGATTGTGGGGATGCCTTGATGCTTCCCGTTTGTTGCTAACTACAATATATGTTACCAAAGGTAACATTTCAAGTCGGGCGTGTTGTGGAAATCAATCCTCCTTGCCCAGATAATCCTGCAATCCGTCGCCAGCTTTGCCATTCAGCCCGCGACGGGACATGTCGTAATAGTCGAGCATCTGCGGACTGTTCCACCCGCCTGCGGCCATGATGTCCCTGTCCGGCACGCCAGCGTCACGGGAGAGCGTGCAGAACGTTCGCCGCAATGAATGCGGCGAAATATCCGGCACGCCCACGCGCAATGCCACGGACGATACGATGCCCACGGCGGTCTGCTGCCGCAGACGCGCGCCGGAATCCTCACGGAACACCGCACCACGCTACGTTCGCCAATGAGTCGTGCGAGAGCTTCGGCCGCATCGGAAGGAATGGACACACGCTGAGACCAGTCGCCCTTGCGGTCGAACCGCACCCACGGACGCCCGTCATTCAGATGACAGTCTTCGACATCCAACCCAAGCGCCTCACCGACCCTCGCACCGGTCAACAGCAGCAGACTGCACAGGGCATCCGTCCGCGCACCCATACCGCGTGCTTCGGTCAGAAAAAGCCTAGCCTGCTCGCGGGTGAGGTACGTGCCATCCGAATGACCGTACAGTTTCGGCCTACGCACATGCTCGCCAGGATTGCAGTCGATATACCCCTCCTCGCAGAGGTAGCGGTAGAGGCAGCATACGACGCTCAGATTCCTGTACACCGTGTTTTTCGCCGCTGGACGCATTCCGTTGCCATAGGCGGCGAACACCTCGATATGGGTGCGCTTCGCCCGCAGCATGTCGATGCCGTTATCCGAACACCAGCGGAGCCATCGCGATACGACGCTCCGATACTGCGCCCTTGTGCCCGGCGTCAGGCCGGCGAGAAAACCGGCGATCATGTCGCTCACCGTTTCCATATGCGCACCGTATCCTTGCAGATCAAGGGCTTATCGGCTGGACCTTTGACGAATGGCGGTATCCACTGCCTGCGCCTCAGCGAATGATTCGGCCCATACGCCTGATCCCTCCAGAAGCCGCGCACGATGAAACGATGCGAATATTCACGTCGCACCCGCTCGTCATCATCGGCGCTTCCGCCCGGACGATGCAGATTCTCACGCAGCACCAGCATCTTGACCTTGCGGATTTCCGGGTCGAAACGCTGCGGCAGCGGATGCGCCATATCGGGTTTCGCCGGTTTCGCCTCGCAGATATGCGGTTCCGCGCTCAACGCCCACACCGCGCGCAGCAGATCGCCGAACCATCGGAAACCGCCGACATGCTCATTGAAAATGCCGTTGGCGAATCTGATGACCGGCAGTGAGAATGATTTCGCGTCGCATTCCTTCAGAGCGCATGGATGGTCCGTGAATCCCATCAATTTGATATCGCCGTTGCCGTCGCATTGCCAGAAGAGCGCCGACACATGGGCGTCTCCGACCTTCCTTCCCGTCGCGTCGTCGGTCACGGGGAATCTGACCATTTGGACATCCCCGTCGAAGAAGATAAGCCCGCTTTGCGCCGGCGCTTCCGATTTCGGGAAATCACCTGCCCGGACGGTATCTTCCGCCAGCGCCGTCATGTCCCGGCTGATCCACCAAAGCTGCGCGACGGCGAGATTATCAGCGAAATTCCAAGCCGCTTCCATGCTCCGCTCGTATTGCGAGTGCGCAGCCATCTCCTCCTTTAATGCGACCCGCTCGTATTCCGCGAGTTTGTCGCGGATCAGCGGAAGGTGCGATGGGATGAGGCGAAGCGTCTGTTCCTACTGCGCATCATGTCAGTCAGCCTCCCCAAGACGGTCGAAAACCTTGTCATACGCTTTCGTCACGCATTCCAAACCCATGCGATAGACGCTCACGCGATCATGGTCAGACTCCGCCATGCGGCGCTGCCAATCATGCGGGAACGCCACGCTCAACAACGTCTCCCGCACGTCCGGTTTGACAACCTCGATTTTCTGCGGGAACATCGCATCAAAAGTGAGGACACACAAGGCGTAAGCCACCTGCAACGTTCGGTCAGACACGTAGCGGAAAGACTGTTCCGCCACGCGGTCAATCTCTTCCATAGACCACGGAACGGTAGCCGCCAACTTCGCGTACTCTTCCGCATCCTCATAATCCAAGCCGCCATTCATCGAATTGTCCTGAACCGTATCCACCAGGTATTCGTACAGTTCACCGATGATGCCCGCCGTGGAATGGACGAACACAGGCTCAAAATCAATAAAATAACTGCCGAACCACAGGCCGCAGACATGACCCACATAGCCGGTAAGCTCACGCGGCAGCATATTCACGTCAATCATCACAACACCTCGATTTCATCGTTGAACCCCATGAACTCCTGAGTGGTGAACCCGCCATCCTTGACAACGCAGTACAACCAACCCTGGAATCCACCCAAGCGCGCATCACGCATCCCACGAATCAGGTCACGCAACCACGCGCACACAAGATACGTTTTCGACACGGGACGCCAATAACGCTTACGCTCGACCACATCAAAATGGTCATATGCATACATTTGCTGACCAACATGAAAATCAGCCCACAATTTCAATGTTTCCATGACACTCACGCCTCCCTCGAATCAACGTCACCGAACAGTTCATAACGCAACTGCGCATCAGCATCGAACATCGCCTTGTACGCATCACCAAGAGACTCATAGAAGACGCCATCCACACGCCAACCTTCATATCCCTTGGAATCCAACGAACGGAACTCTCTCAGCGCACCAAGCATCATCTTGCGCGTCAATCGATAATCCGGCACGCTCCTATGAAAATTACCGTCGAACCGGTCAGCAGCAACGTAAGCGTCACGCGCTTTAGCCGTATCGAATGGGACAACAGTACCAATCGGCTCATGGTCGAAATTGAAAGTTTTGACACCGTAAGGCCAATAAACAGCGTAATAATGACGGGACATGGTAGAATCTCCTTGCAAATGGTTTGGTTGAGTTAATTACTGTTTGCAATGGCCGGACGGTACTAGGCATACCGTCCGGCCAAACTTTTCAGAACAGGCAATCCATATGACGCGGATCAGGCAGATTGTCGGCAGCCGCGTTGATAACCGTGCTGAGATACGCGGTTATCAATGCGGGACGCTTGCCAATCTCCCTCAATACGGCTTGAACATTCGACTCGATGGACGAATAGCCGGTAGCCTCCAAAGCGGCCTTGACCTGCTGTGCTGTGATGACGACACGTGACATTTCATGCCACCTCGACAATCTCATGCTGAGCGAGGTACGCGGCCACGGACTCTTCCAACGTTTGGTCACTGCCACGCTGGTAGTAGTCACGGTACGCAACCACGCCACTCTTACCGTCGAACGCGACATATGCGACGCGACGGCCCTTGGAATCACGGAAGCCACGCGGCTTATGCACATATCCACCAAACACGTCAGTCAACTCCTTGACCGACTTGCCACCTGGAATCGTGACCACGCGCGCCTTGACGCCATGCTGCGCAATCACCTTCGGCGTATCCTTGGACGGAATCGGCGGCACTTCAGGAATCTCAACCGTATCCGGTTCAGGCTCAACCGACTGCGGGGTGACAACCGGCAAATCATCGTAAGTCTCGCACATCTCAGGATGGTCACACTCGGCCGGGGTGAGGAATGAAATGTCACGTGACACAACCATGCCGCCATGCTCATAAGACAATTCCCAACCATGCTCACGGTCGGCGTCCGACATGCTCACGCCATGCGCCGTATAATCACCACAATCAGAGGAAACCATGCAATCGCCACGTTCCACGATCAACGGCACGTCACCAATCTCACTCACGGCCTGAGCATAATCAGGCCCGTTAGGGTCAAGCCACGTACCACCGTCAGCACGATACGCGGCAGCTACACCACGCACCGCCTGAGCATTCTTCACGCCCGGAATCATCCGCCATGATTCAACACCATCCTTCATCTCGAAACGCCACACGCTCGGGCTATTGACGGAATCGAAAAACATGAAGACACTGCTGGAATTGACGGCCCACAGACCGTTAACCTTGTTCGACATTTTAAAACTCCCTTGTATGAAAACTTGATTATTTGATGGGCCGTTTACCGCACGGCCCTGAGCGGTTTCACCATTCCAAAACCTTGCTACCGTCAACCAAAACGTATGACGTGCCGGATTGATTGCCGTCAACGCTTCCACGCCACTCGCAGATACGCTCGTAGCCGTCCGAAGTGCTGCCGTCCTCCATGCCGCACTGCGGAATGTTGGACAACTCACGGTAGCTCGCTAGGTCGCTTGGCTGTAATCCTTCGTGCATACGTTTCAAGCCACCACGTCCACTGCTGTTCAGGCGTGCCATGCGGATCGGCAACAGGCTGGTCACTCAACGCCGGGGAACAGGCCACGCCGAAAGCCAACAGGCCAAACAGGACGGCAACAAGCATGGTAATCTTCTTACGCATTTTTAAAACACCTCGATTGTGTAAAAAGGATTGATAGCGCCGACAGGGCAAGAACGGGCGTGATTGATAGGCTCACGCCCGAAGGCCAGGGGGAAGGTGAAGGGGAAACGACGCCCTCAGCGTGCATGAGAGTATCGGCTGATGATACGCTCCGCCTGGCTCAGCGCGCGCGCCTGCAAGTCGAGCAGAGACTCGCCACGGAACGCCATGCTTGCATCATGCCCGTCTGCCATGTACCGGCGCATTTCGGACGGAGTGAAGAACCGGGCGGCGATATCCACGTTGTACACGAGAGCGCACCCGCCGTAACTGTATTCCCGCCAATTGTCCGCGCCGTTCAGCAACAGCGCGCGACGTGATCCGAAGTGGTCGGGAAGAACGGTTTCTGGCATGTCGAGCGAATCAAGCAATGCCAGTGCGGTTTCCTTCACGCCCTGGTTCCACTTGCTGCGGGGCTTGAACTCGGCTTCGATATTCTTGTAGGTCTCATCAACGGTATACATTTTGATACTCCATTCCAGCCCCCTTGCTAGAATAAGAGGGCTTAGTTAGTTAGTCAGTTAGTCAGTTAGTTAGTTGGTTAATAATTACTGAGCAATTGAGCCGGATAGCTGCAACTATCCGGCTCTACTCATTCGTGAGCTACCGCACCCATAAAGAGCACCGGTAGCCCTGGCGGATTACTTAGAATCTGCCGAAGTTTCAGAATCAGAATCAAGCAATTTGCGCGGATTAGCAATCTTGAGAGCATCGCACAATCGCAGTGCAGTATCAAGCGACACCGCCCGAACATTGCGTTTACCTGTCTCAATCTGCGCAATCTCGACATGATGCACGCCACTACGTTGCGCTAACTCACGTTGCGTTAGACCGCGCTTCATCCTTAATTCTTTCAAACTCATGGCCCTTACTCCTAACTTGGATTAGAGGCCATTGTAGACCACTCAGACAGCGCGGGACAATTCCATGCCGGACACCGCGCCACGTTGGCGACTCGACGACGGTTCAGCCTTGCATGATGTGAGGGTGCATCATGCCTAGTCGCATTCCGTCGCGTCTCTGTCGCGTCCACTCTTCAGTTGTCAATCATCCATGCCGCGCCTGTTAGGGGGGGCTTCGTGTCACCGGCCTTGCGGTGGTGGTCTCCGTGGTGGTGGCCTCTCGTTCATCTCTGTTCCTTTCGTTGTCGTTTGCTTGATGGCTCTCACTATATACGCTATCCAGTCAGATAGCAAACCAAGACAACACAGACACCACCAAAACCATTGCAAACACTAGCATTCGTCGGCGTGTCGCAACCACACGACGGCGACACAAAGACGGCGGACACCACAGCCACGGCCACGACGCGCCACGGCCATGTCCAGGAACGTCACGGCCACGTCACGACGGCCACACCCAGGGACGCCACGACATCCAGGGCACGACGGCCACGCCACGGCACGGCCACAGCCACGACGTGACCACGACGGCCACGACGGGCACGGACATGATCGCATAAGAGGAACGTGCCCGCGCGATACCACACGACACGCCAAAACACAATCGCACAAACGTTCCAACGTTGCACCATGCAACAAACACCCCCGTGGGGGAGTGTCCCCCCGGCACAAAAAGCAAGGCCGCTGGCTCTCTAGTGCTGACGCTGAATGCTCGCTGGAACATTTTTGGATTACCCGTTACTCACGAAGTCTTCACATATTTAGTTGCTGCAACCGTTGCTGCACCCTACATATTGTGTATAATGTTCCTTGGATTGATGTTGATGGCGGTGGAGCAGCTTAAGCCATATCAACGTCTGGCCGTCCACTCACACGCGGTGTGTGAGGATTCTAGATGCGGTACGGTCAGCAGTCCGACCGGTCTATCCCGGGCGTGGCCTATATGGACTCGTACCTATTATTTTGGGCTGGTCTGCAATCCTGTTGGCACAGCCTTTTGGTTGCCGGGTTCGATTCCCGGGGTTTGCTCTAGGTTTCATGGGGTAGCTGCCTATGAGATCGATGGCATTGCTCGAATATCTCCGCTGGAACATGTGGGGGATAAGAGGCTCCCTGCCTTAATCAGGTGGTTGATGACCGAAGGGGAGGCACGGCCAAACGGGTGCATAGATGTTTCACGTTCCTTGCCGTTGGTGGTAAAGCCCATTCCACCATGCCGAACGTCTTTCCGACTTGGACGTTAACTAAGTCGGGTATATGGCATTGGTGCAACCGGTAGCATTACGGTCTCCAAAACCGTCGATGTTGGTTCGAGTCCAACATGCTGTGCTCAGCCTACCACAGGCTGTGGGAAAGGTCTTCGGAGTCGTCTTGTGGCGGCTCTAGTTTTAGCTGACCCGCCTAGTCTGCGGGAACAGTCTCCTGAGTCGCTGCGGCGGCTCTTGCATTTTGGGTGCTTGGCAGAGTGGCTTATTGCACCACCTTGCTAAGGTGGCGACCGGGAACGGTTCGGGGGTTCGACTCCCTCAGCATCCGCGCGCCGTGGCTGGCGGTAAAAAGCCATTGTGATGATGCCATTGGTTCCTTATGGCTCTCTGGGGGTTGAACGAGCGTCCCATGCTCCTGTTGTGGGTGGAGTGTGGGACGCTTGTTCTTTTGCTTTGGTGGCGGAATGGTAGACGCGGCGCACTCAAAATGCGCTACCTGTAGGGTGTGAGGGTTCGAATCCCTCCCGGAGCACTTGGGTTGGTTGATCTGAGAACTTTTCCTGCTGGGATGTTTCCCCTTTGGCGTGTTTTCCTGCTCAGCACCGGCCAACCCTGTTTTTGTGGAGGCATTGTGGCGTGGTCTAGTTCCCATCGTGATGAACGGTTCAATCCTGATTGGCCGCGTGTCCGTGCGATGATTCTTGAACGGGATGGGCATAGGTGCCAGTGGCCGGTCAAGGATGATTACGGGAATGTTCGCCTGTGCGGACGGTATGGGAATGAGGTTGACCATAAGGTTCGTAATCCCGTCCATGATGATGATCGTCCTGAGAATTTGTGGGTGTTGTGTCGTTGGCATCATCAGCGGAAGACCGAGGGTGAGTCTGCTGAGGTTCGTCGTGCGAAGGGTAGGAGTCGGAGGGAGAAGCGTTGGTATTCTCACCCGGCTTTCAAGTGAATGAGTTCATGTGCGCGGTTGCCGGTTGCGCTAATCCGGTGTGTGCGAAGGGATTGTGTCGTTCGCATTACGACCGTGACCGTTATTCGGGGTCTCCGCTGAAGCCGTTGCGTCAGCGCATGTGTCCTCAATGCCATACGTGGTTTGATCCGAAGCGTTCCGACCAGTTGTTTTGTTCTGGCGTTGCCGTGTGGCGTATAAGCGTGCTCGTGATGATGATAAGTCGTTGCCGGTGAAGCCTGAAACGACTATGTACGTGCGTCCGGTTGACGTGTCCGAGCTTGAGTCCGAGCTTGTTGTTGAGTCTTTTACTGATTCTCAGGTGGTTGAGAAGTGTGGCGGCTTGTGCGCGAAATGCCATGAGCTGGTTGATGTTGGTTCGAGTGGTGCCGATGGTGCCGCTTTCGTGTGGAAGGTTCCGTTGGAGAAGTCGCATAGTGCGACTTTGGCGAATCGTCTGCTGGTTCACAAGCGTTGCGAGGGTGGAACGTCCTAGCTTCGCGTATTGCCTGAAACGGGCGGATTGTGAGGCTGGCTGTGGCTGGTAATGGTCGTGGTGCGCAGAAGTCGAAGAATCCGATTCTTCGTGCGCCTGATAGTCCGATGGGTTTGGAGTTTCCTGCTGTTCGCCCTGATGGGCAGGAGTGGCTTGAACGGACGAAGAAGTGGTATGAGTCGCTTCGTGTCAGTCCGTTGGCTCAGCGTATGGGTGTTGAGGCCGACTGGTACGCGGTTCAGGATTTGGCGTTGTTGAAGGATGATTTCTGGCGTCCGAAGACTAAGGGCCGTTGGATGTTGGCTTCCGAGATTCGTCAGCGTGAGGCCACGTTGGCATTACACCCGAAGCTCGTGTGAGGTTGAAGTTCGATGCTCCGCAGCCTGACGATATGAAGGCTTCCGCGTATGAGGGCGATACTGAGGGTGCTCGTAACGTTCAACGGAACAGGCAGCGTGCTTCCGCATTGGGTTTGCGTGTCATTGATGGTGGTGCCTGATGCATACGCGCATTCCCGAATTGCATGGCGAGGATTTGACTCGTTCGATGGGAATGTTCGCGGTTTGGTGGATTGAGACTTTCTTCCGTGTTGGTCGTGGTGGCGGTGTTGGCTTGCCTGAGGCGTTCGACATGGACGAGTACGTGTTCATGCTTCACGCTTATGCGTTGACCGAGTGGGGTACCCGCCGTTCAATCGTGTGTTTTATTCGCGTGCGAAGGGTAAGAACAAGTCCGGTAAGGCCGCTGGCATTTGCGCGTTCGAGGGTTTGGCTCCTTGCAGGTTCGACCATTGGGCGGAAGAAGGGGAGACTTACGAGTTTCTGGGCGAGGTCTACCCGTATGCGAAGGGTGAGCCTGTTGGACGTATGGTGCAGATGCCGCAGATTCTCTGCTTGGCTACCGCCGAAGGCCAGACTGGTAACATTTTCGATTCGATTTACTACAACTGCGATCAAGGCCCTTTAAGCCAGTTGAAGGGTGTCGGCCTTGATGTTGGTCGTACCCGTATCGGCTTGCCGGAGGGTGGGGAGATTGTTCCCACCACGAGTGGTGCCGCGTCCAAGGATGGCGGTTTGGAAACGTTCGCCGCTTGTGATGAAACCCACTTGTACAACACGAACAAGCTTCGCAACATGTACAAGACCGTTCAACGTAACCTCGGCAAACGTAAAGGTGATGCAGACCCGTGGATTCTTGAAACGTCCACCATGTACAAGCCGGGCGAAGAGTCCATCGCTGAAACATCGTACAAGTATGCGTGGGATACCGCTTCGGGCAAAATCAAGCATCGTAGCGGCATCTACTTCGACCATGTGTATGCGAACATCGACTTGGATGATTTCGCTGACGAGAAGAAGGTTCTCCGCGCCTTGCAGGTCGCGTATGGTGCGAGTGCGAAGAGTTCGGACGGTAAGGATCATCTGATATTGCCGGATGGTCGTATGACCGTGTTGAATGCTGATGGTGTTGACCCCGAGGGGCACACGTATTGGGATGGTGAGCTTGGCCCGTCGAAGGATGGGTGGATTGACCTGAATGGTCAGATGGATCAGATTTACCAGCCTGATTCAGACCCTGCGGATTCGATGCGCTACTATTTCAACACTTTGTCGAGCGTGCATGATGCTTGGCTTACGGAGTCCGACATTCAATCCCACATGCTGTATCGGGATGAAATGCACACCGCGTTCAATTCGATTCGTTTGGATGGCGCGTGGCAACGGTTCGTGACGAAACGTGAGCCTATCACGTTGGGGTTCGATGGTTCCGTGTCGATGATTCGACGGCACTTGTGGGTTGCCGCGTGTCCGATGGCATGTTGTTCCTTATCAAGTTGGAGTCCGCTCCTGATGGGCCTGAGAAGGCCACTTGGCGTGTGAACCGTGATGCGTTCGACGGCATGGCCCGTTGGATGATGGACAACTACAATGTGGTCGGCTTCTTCGCTGATGTCGCGTATTTCGAGCAGATGATTGGCGGTTGGGAGAAGGATTACGGGAAGAAGTTGAAGGTCGGTCCGCGTAAGAGCGGCGACAAGATCAAGTTCTGGACTAACAACTGGTATAAGGACATGCAGGTCGCGTTGGATAACGCGCATACAGCGTTCCGTTACCCGTATACGGAGCCGGATAAGAAAAGCAAACCGGTCAAGGATGATATCGCGTTGCTTGCTGATCCGCGGTTGGTGAATCATTTCCGTAATGCGCGTAGGCGTGAGACCCGTACTGGGTATGCGATTTATAAGGAGTCTCCTAATTCGCCGGACAAGATTGATGCGTGCATGGCTGGCCTGTTGGCTTATACGGCTCGTGGAAAGTATTTGGAGTTGGCTGAGGTTAAACGCCGTTCCGCTCCGATGAGAATCTACTAGGTGGTGATTTCGAGTGTCTGACTCGTTGATGATTAAGAACGCTTCCGATGATGACGATGATGCTTACGTCATTACCAATCTGGCGCGGGAGTGGGGCGCTCGTCTGCCGTATCTTGCCGAATTGAAACTGTTCAAGGATGGCAGGGAGATGGTGGATGCGAACAGTGTGCCTCAAGGCACTGATCCGAACGCTGCCCCAGTGTACAAGCTGATGCGCCAGTTGGGTGTTGTGAATCTCGCCCGTCGTATCAGTGAGAGCGTGACCGACCGCCAGCAGCCTAATGGTTTCCGTAAGGTCGAGGATTCCTCGTTGAAGGATACTGATGCCGATAGGATGGCGAAACAATGCAGCCTGAATTTTATTCTTCGTCGCAATATGCTGCCAGACAAAGGCGATTACGGATGCTCGTTTGGCTTGGTTTCCAATGCTGGACGTGGGAGATTCATCACGCCTCTCAGCCCTTGGGAATGCTGGATGGATGTTGGTGAGACTGCTGCTATCCAATACACGTATCTGGACCGCGAGAACAAGGAAGTCATTCGATTGTATCGTCTTGTTGTTGATGACAGCAAGACCACGACGAAAGTGTATTCCAAGACGGCACAACGTGAACATGATCGTTCCGTTGTTGATCCTAACGATGTTTCGTCGGTTGCTAAGTTCGCGTCTGATGCGAAAGCTTGGGAGCCTGGTAGCGATTGGGAGTGGGCTGAGGATTCACAAGCATCTGATTTCTCTTATGCGGAGGGATGCGATTCGCTCCCTATCGTACGTTTGAGCACGGTTGACGGGCAGGGATTGTTCGAGCCGTATCTGCCGATGCTGAAACGTATCGACCGTGAAACGTTCGACCGTTTTGTGCATCACGATGATGCAAGCATTCCGACAGCGTGCCATCAAGGGCACCGTTCCAACCACGTACACCGAAGAGGATCAGGAAGTCATCGACGGAGACAAGCAGGCTGGTGATCCTATTGATTTGGCATCCACGTTCGCGGTTGGCCCTGCGGCGTTGTGGAAGCTTCCTGATGGTGTTGATATTTGGGAGTCTCAGACCACTGATACCGGTTCTTTGCAGAACAACATCATGGCTGATGTGAAGCAGTTGGCTTCCGCCGCTGGCATTCCGTTGGATATTCTTTCGCCTGACGTGCAGGGTTCCGCCAATGGTGCTGAGTTGAAGCGTGAGACGTTGAAGTTCAAAGTGCAGACGATGAACGAGTTGGATTCTGAGCCTATCGTGCGTATGGTGCGTATGGCTTTGGCCGCGTCTAAAACCGCGAATGCTTCGGCGTCCGAGTTTGAGATGGTGTGGAAGCCGATGGACACGACCAGTTCGCTGGAACAGGCTCAGGCTTGCCAGTTGTTGTATCAGAGTGGCTTGTTGGCGCGTAGGACGATTCTCACGCACAAGATGGGCTTCACCGCTCAGGATGTGTCGGAGGATGATATGAACCGTCTTGCAGACCAGTTCAACATTTCCGGCCAGGCTAATAAGAGTAATGCGAAGCCTGTTGCTGCTGTGGAACCGGCTACGGGTTGGGATGATGAAACCCAGTCCGCTGTGGATGGTTTGCCGAACGTCGAGGGTGAGCTTGTCGATGAAGGCGAGTCCGAGTCCTGATGGCCGGTAAGTCGCTTGAATCGTTGTCTAACACGCTTGAACAGGCTCGTGCAACGCTGGTGAACCAGTATGTGAGTCAAGCCCACAGAATGTGGGACATGCTGACGCCCGCTGACTGGTGGAATGATGGTATGACGTTTGCCGTCGCATCCCGTATGGCGTTGTTGGAGATGGCGTTGATTCAGCAGGTGCGCCGTTTGGGCGTCTCCTATGCGAATGAGACGTTGAAGCTTGTGGGCGTCACTCCGAAGGGGGATGTGCCTAGTTTGGTGTTTCCTCGTGACAATACCGATCCGTGGCTTGTGGCGCAACGTCCGGCTGACACGTATCGGAGTCTTGCGGTGAAAAACCCCACGATTCGTCCTGAAACGTGGCCTAGCAAGACCGATGAGATATTCAGCGAGGTTGATAAGTGGATTGAACAGGCGTTCAACCGTTTGCAGACCACTGTTGACGAGGATGTTTCGAGGGCGCAGACGAGCGCCACGCTTGAACGGTACAAGGATAGCAAGGTGTTGGAGTATCGCAGGGTGTTACATCCCGAACTGTCCAAGACGGGTTCTTGTGGCTTGTGCGTGGTGGCGGCTGACCGATGGTATTCGACGGCTGACTTGTTGCCGTTGCACGCTAACTGTCATTGTGGTGTGGCACCGGCTGGCAGTGATTACGATCCGGGTTTCCAGTTGAATCAGAAGGATTTGAAACGCTTGTACGCCGAGGCTGGTGGTACTACCGCGTCCGCGTTGAAGCAGGTGAAGGTCAAGACCATTACTCATGGCGAGTTGGGCCTGTGCTTCTTGCCGAGGATGCGAAGGATACGCCCAGTCCAGTTCCGTCGAAGGCTTCTGACGCTTGGCATACGCCTGACCGTAAATCCACGTTGCTCAGTGCCGTCGTATGGAGAATCGGGCAATCGAGTTCAATCGGCGTTACAAGGAAGTGCAGAAGGCCGGTAAACCGGTGACTTTCCGCTATGAGGGTAGGACGTTCACGTTCAAGCCTTCCAAGAATTTGAAACAGGCTATGGCATGGCAGAAGACCATGCTCAACCAGATGCGGTCGATGCTTGGCGAAGCCGCATAACACTATTGAAAGGATTCAAGCCTAATGGCTGATGAAAATACCAATACCGCTGAAACGGCGGCATCTACGAATGCGCCTGAAACGGGCGTGAACGCGCAGCCGAAGGACACTGCCACTTCTCCTGTAGCCGCCGATACCGCGACTCAAAAGAATGGTGCGGATGACCTTTCCGAGAAGTTGGGCATGTGGAAGCATCAGGCTCGTGAGAACGAGCAGAAGATGTATGAGAATCGTGATCGTGCCAATGCCGCCGAAGCGAAGCTTGCCGACACTGAGGGCGCTCTTGCCAAGGCGAACGTGCAGATAGCCCGTTTGAAGGCGCAGAAACTGCATCCAGAGATTACCGACGAGGCTTTCGACACTTTGTGTGGGGAGACTGAGCCGGAAAAGATTTCCGAATGGGCTGACGCTTTTGTGAAGTTCATGCCGAGCAAGACTGAAACGGTTGAAGCGGGGCAGAAAAAGAATGATGGGAATGCTCCATGTGAGCCATCGCCGGAGTTGGTGAAGGAGTTGCAGAGCAGAAACATGCATGTGTGCAAGCCGCAGTCAAGCGTTTCCGACGCTTACAACTACGGCGTGAAGCATTCCGAAATCAAGAAATAGTTTTATAAGGAGATAAATATGGCCAATCAGATGGTTCATACTGTCGCCAAGACCGCTCCGAAGGATGACCAGTCTTGGCTTATCAATCGTATCACCGATGGTGTGCGTGAAGCACAGCTTGACTTGTCTACGTTCACCAAGGACAAGTCGCATGAGAACGATTACTTCGCGTCCATTACCGACGATGATTACGAGGCTTGGACTAAATCCGGTATTCCGCTGGCTCAGATTACTGGAACCAACAACTATGGCCCGTACGATCCGAACGCTTCCGATGGCCGTAATGGCACGATCATCGGCTTCTTGGAGTCTCAGGTGCATGTGCAGTTCACTCGTACCGGTTTCGAGGATCAGTATCCGACTGTCGGCGTCCGCTATATGGGTGTTATCGATAAGAAGAATCTGCCGTACACCGTTGATTTCAGCAAGGCGAAGTTGGAGGGATTGTTCCTTGATTATGACAAGGGCGCCGCAGCTCCGCATGTGACCGTGTTGAATCCGGCAACTGCCGCCGCATCCGCAAGTGACACCAGCCATACTGCCTGAGTTTAGTTTCTACCCGTTTGAAACCCGCCCATCATGGCGGGTTTTCGCATATTAGGAAGGTTTTTCAATGAGTCTGTTGAATAAGGACATCATTACTCCCGACGAGGCTTCCGCCATCGTGCTGGGAGCCTATCAGACAACTACGGCAGCTTTGCCGTTCGCTTCCATCCTCCGGACCAGTTCACCGGCTTGTCTGTCGAGTGGACTCCGAATCAGGATGATCCTGAGGTTGATGAGATGAAGTTCTCCACTTGGGATGCTGAGGCACCGTATGGTCGTACTGTTGGCGGCGAGAAGCTGTCCTACACTTCCATGCTGCCGTTGCGTAAGCGTATGCGCGTGTCCGAAAAGGACATCGCAAATGGCAACATTTCCATGACCAACGGAGATTTGAAGACCACTCTGAGCGATTATTTCGTTCAGTTGGGCAAGGAATTGGCCTACCGTCTGGAGAAGGCGCGTGTGGCCGTCGCCGTTGACGCGAAGCTCGGCATCACAGAATCCAATGAGGATGCAGCTTGGGATTATGCACGTGATTCTGCACTATCCACTTCTTTGACAACTACGAAGACTTGGGACAAGACTGGTGATCCGGTCAAGGATTTGCGTACATGGTCCGACCTTATCGACGATAAGAAGGGTGCGCGTCCTACCATCATGGTCACCACCCGTAAGGTTGTGAACGCTTTGACGTCCAACGCGGCCATCATCAACTACTTGTTCCGCGGTCAGGGTTCCACCCTTCCGGCTCTTGTTTCCGAGAATGATGTGAAGAGCGTTTTGAGCCTGTACACCGGCATTCAGGATATTTACGTTGTTGACGAAAGGTATCGTGATTTCGCTCGCCAGTCCAAGATTACTCTTCCGGGTGGCGTCAAGAGCTTCTTCCCTGAGAACACCATCCTGCTGATTCCGGCTTTCGGTGACGTGAACATGGGTTACACCGCGTTGGGGCCGACCGCTGAAGCTCAGACTCCTGCATATGGCATCAGCCGTGAGAAGAACGCTGGCCCTATCGGAGCCGTGCTGAATACTCCGTCTTCGACTCCGGGATACGAGGCTTACGTGAACGGTACTGCATTGCCGGTTCTTGTGCAGTCCAACAGCACTTGAAGGCCACTGTACTGACCGCATGATGTAGGAGGCGCGTATGAGCACGGCAATCATCGACAACATCGACTGGTTGAAGTATATGCGCGTCTACGGTTCCGCCGACGCGGATTCATTTGAAGAGCATTTCGACACTGATTGGATTTCCGCTCAATGCCGCAAGGCGCTCTCATCTGTTTGAGCGAATGCCCGATTGTCCGGACACGCTTGAAGAAAGGGCGTCTCTCTGAAAGTGATTTCGCGTCGGTCGTATGCGAAATGGTGTTACGCGTAGTACGTTTCAACCGGTTCAAAACCGAAGCGAACGGTTCTTACTCGTACACGGAGCATGATCCGCAGCAGAATCAGCCTGGCTATGATCCAAGTCCCCGGCTGTTCTTGTCGAAAGCTGAGAAATCGATTCTGAATGGTTTCGCTGAATCCGCTGGCACGATGTCACACATCAGTCTTGGTTTCGACCCCGGTTATGGAGGTTGATGATGGCGTTTCTGTTTGACGATGATACGAATGAACGCCATTACCTCTACGAGGATGACCAAACCGATTACGGTGGTCAGAAACAACTGTTCGACACGGATTATGTCGTTGTGATTCCTCGCAAGCATGTTCAGGACGCGCACGGCGGCCAGTATGTGCAGACTGGCGATCCGGTGAAGGTCATCTGCTGTGTTGAGGGTCGTGCGCAACAGGCCGGCATGTTCTCTATTTCCGGAGCTGAGGATAAGACGCCATCTTCGGATAACCCCGGCGGTTTGGAAGAGGTCACTCCTTTGCAGATTATTGCGAGGGAATGGCCCGGCGACATTTATTCCCGGATCTGGTATAAGGGCGATTATTACGATGCTGACGGCGCTCCTACGTGGCGTGGGAGTGGTTCTCGTTTCTCCCGGCATTGGGAGGTTCGTGCACGTCGTGTTGTTATTGGCGATTATCTTGATGGCGGCATTTCCGAGCCTGAATGGGTGAAGGAGGTGGGTGGCGTTGGGAAGGGTCACGATTCGGCGTAGCGTCGCTACCGATATTGCGAAGATGTATGGGCCGGAACTTACACGCCGCGCCGCCGTGCATAGCGTGTCTGCCGTCCGCGCGAAGGCGAATGAGGCCGCTACGCATTCAAGCGTCGCGGATAGGATCGAGGTTTCCGTTCGCAAAGTCGGCTGGCATCATCAGATTGTCATGTCCGTCATGGGCCGTGATGGCACGCAGGTCGCTCCGCATTTGGAGTTCGGATATTTCAACCGGTGGCTTGAGCACAAGTATGGGCCTCGTGATCCGAGAGCGCGTATTCCGGGAAAACATATCATGTTTGATTCGTTGAGTCGGGTGAGATTGTGACGGACAACATTTTTCAGCGTCTTGCCATTGATGTTCGTGAGTCAATCGATGCGGAACAGTTGGTTTATGAACTGTTGAATCGGGCGTATCCGTGCGAGGAGTGGCCTGATGTGAAGGTTTGCAGCGAGCTTGACTTGCCTTTGAACGCTTACGGTGAACGTGGACAGGTTCTTCTCTATTATGTTTCCGCTCCCGAACAGTTTGACCGTGGATTGTGGCGTTTCGGCGTGACGTTCACGGTTTTGGCCGCTGACTGTAACAATCCTCACGGTTTTGCACGTCACTTGTATAAGACGGTGCAGGGTTGGCCGTTCGAGGAGTCCACGACAGCTGGAACGGTTGGCACCGTGTCTGTGACGGCGCAGAAGAGGCAGTCTGATTCGAAAGAGAATCAAGGCAAGAACGTCAAGGAGTATGGGCTGTCGGCTGTTGTGACTGCCCGCGATTCGTTCAAGGCTTGACCGGTATCGGTCGGGCCTTTTCTTTTATCAATTTCAAGTAGAAAGGCACCATTATGGCTATTAATGCCGATGGTCTGATTCAGGCGTCTCGCGGTACGTTGTTCACGGCTCCCGCGAAGACCGCTCTTCCAACCAAAGTTTCCTCGTTCTTGTTGAATAGTGGCACTGTTGCCGCCGCTGGCAGCGGTTCCGTCGTGAATTGGGAGAATATCGGCCATACCTCCAACAACAACAAGATCAGCTTCAGCAAGGATGGCGGGGACACCACCACGAAGGACACGTGGCTTGTCGCCGGTGCGAAGAGTTCTACCGAGGCCCCGACCATCACCGTGTCCGGCGCGTCCGTGCAGGGTGATTCGGCCACGATCACGAAGGTTACTGGCGGCTGGGCCGGCGAACAGGGCGGCATCGTCGTGCCGTTGCAGCCCGTGGTGCAGCATCTGGCGTTGTTCGTTCTCGCCTACGATGATTCCGACAAGCTGAGCTTCGGATTGTATCTGCCGGAGACCGATTTCACGTTCGATAACGTCAGCCTCGCCGATGAGGATTTCGCGGAGTTCAGCTTCAACGCCGTCGTGAAATCCACTAGCGTGCTGAGGGCCGGTGCCAATGGTGAGGTTGGCGCGTACCAGATTTTCGCCCCGGAGACGTTCGTGTCAAAATAACCAGCCCGGATTCCAGCGGTAAGAATCCGGGTGATTCCTCCCAGACCGTATCGGGTTTGACCTCGAAAGGCTGAGATTTCCTATTGCCCCCGCATGTACATCCGTGCGGGGGCAATCCTTTCCAACGATTGGCAGATGGGTTTTTGATGGGGATTACAGATTATGGCTTCCAAAACTGATAAGAACACCGTTAAGACCGTTCCGGAGATTCCTGACACGCTGGCTGAGTTCGTCGAACAGCACGAGGAACTGGCCGGATGCCCTGAGTTCGTTCCGGCTCATGAGTTCTCCGTGGCGCAGACATGCGATTTCATGGTCGTTGATGCCGTGGCGTCCGACAGTTACGGCGTGTTCCGCAAGAAGACTTCCGATGATGTCGATTCAAGTCTGGCTATAGCCAGGATGGTGGCTGCCAGCGATAGTTTCTTCGAGAAGATCGCCAAGGACGTTGACGCCTACACAAGTGGGTCACTGGCAGGACTCCGACTGTTCTGGTGCAGGTGTTCACTCTGCTTAACGCATTCTATGGTGCGTCCTTGGGAAAATCCGAAGCGTCAAGGACGCCTACCGGAAATGCAAAGTAGAGCTTACGTGTGATTTCCGTAGGTTCTACAATCTGAATCTTCCCGCCGCCATGCATGAGTATGACGGGCGGTTTTCTTTTGACCCTTATCGGCGGTCTTGCCGGCTATGACGAGTCGCTGTATCGGGAATGGTTGCTGAACCATCCTGATGAGCGTGCCCGCGCCGAGTCCGATAGTGATTCCGGTTTGAGTTTTCACGGGTTCACTCAGGATACGAGTCTGCTGTTGGGTATTTACAATCAGGTCGGCTTGCTGGTTTCCGGCACATTGCAGTTCAAGGACGGCAAGCATCCTGAGTTCAAACCGATTATGCCCCCTCACGCCGCCGATGGCGTTGATAGGCGTGTTTCCGCCAACTTCGAGTCGATGAAGGCGTTTCTGGGCATGTGATTGAAAAACAGGGGTTCTTATGGTGGAGTATCTCGCCGGTTCCGTTGGAATTGATATTTATCCGAACACCAAGGGTTTTGGCGAAGAACTCCGCCGTAAGCTCGCCAGGTACGCCGATGACGATTTCGATGTTCGTGTGACGCCTGACGTTGACATGTCTCGTTGGCGTGCGGCGAAAAGGCGTATCGAGGATGATGGCATCGTCCAGAATGTTGAGATTCGTGGCGATGACTCCGATCTGAAACGTGTTCTTCGGGACATTGATAAACGTAAAGTATCCCCGAAGGTCGAGCTGACCGACGCTTTGCGTGATCTGCGAACGATGCGCAAGCAAGTTCAGTCTTCCGACAAGGCTGTTTCCGCGATGAACAAGCGTATCGCCAATGGTGGCGATGCTTGGCGTTCTGCCACTGCGAAAAGCAAATCGTATCAGGATGCGGTAAAACGCAACACGCGGTTGACCACGGCGTATGCGAGCAAGCAGATCGACGTTTTGGATAACGTCAAGAAGCACATCCGCAGTATGCAGGATGCGATTGAGAAGGTCAAACCTTTAGGCGGCGTCAACAGCGCTTCGATGGCTCGCGCCAATCGTCTTGTCGAACAGCTTGACAATGCGATGCAGCAGCTGAAGCGTGACAGCAAAGCGAAGATTCGTGTTGACGTCAACGATGTTTCTGAAGTCGTCAACGTTCTTGAGAACGTGTCCAAGCGTTTGCGGCAGGTCGATGGGATGGACGCTCATGCGAAGGTCTATCTTGACGGCGCGAAAAGCATGGAACGCGAACTGGAGGCGTTGAGGCGAAAGTTCCGCAGTCTTCCGAACGACATCGAGACCGACTACCGGTCAGCCATCGACAAGCTGAATCTTGCTGCGTTCCATGCTGGCAAGGATAAGAACTACCACTATGAGGTCAATCTTGATTTGGATGTGACCCGTGCGCGTGAGAAGGCCAAGAAGCTTCAAGAGGATTATAAGAAGCTTGAAATGGACATCGACCTTAAAACGGCTGGTGCTCGTACTCATCTTGCCATGCTCACCCGTCCTCGTTCCGTCGAGATTTACGCGAAACTCCATGCCACTGATTTCGGCAAAATGCTGGATGGTATGACGTATGGCGCGACTGGTCTTCGCGCCGTCAACAACCAATTCCAGAAGTTCGTGAATTTCATGGATTCGCTGGATGAGAAGGTTCCGTTCTTCTCCGCATTGGGTACCGTGTTCGCCGGTGTTTCCGCTGGCGCTATCAACATGTCCCGTAGCGTGCTTGGTGTTGGCTCTTCGATTGTTTCCATGTCGAAGGCCGCATTGGCCGCTCCTGCCGCTCTCGTCGGATTGGGCGCCGCCTATGCGTCCGTGAAGATGATTTGGGGCGAAAAGGGCGCCACTTGGAGCGAGCAGATCGACATTGCATCCACAAAGTTAGGCAAACTGTCCGACAGCGTGGTTAACGCGTTCTACGGTCAGGCCCGTCCGGCCATCCGTGGATTGGCTGATTCCATTGCCGACACGTTGATTCCCCAAATGTCAACTCTTGCCGACCATGAGGGACGAATCGTCGTCGGCATGACCAAGATGGTCAAGGAAGCCGATAAGACAAGCGTCGTATCCAGCATTTTCAACGATGTGAATAAGTCGTTGACTTATTTGGAACCGGGTGTTGAGAGCCTTGTCAAGGCTTTCCTGAATCTTGGCGATTCAACTAGCCAGTATCTCCCTCGTGCCACACGGTATGTGAGTGAGCTTGCGGATCAGTTCGCACGTTGTCGATAACGCACGCGCGTCCGGTGAGATTGAGAAGTCGATGCAGCGTGTCATTGAACAGGCTGGATATTTGAAGAATTCCGTGAAAGCGCTCATGGGTATTGCTTCCGGCTTGTATTCCGCTTTGGCTGAGGACCAGAATGGCATCCAAAGCTTCTCCAAGGAGTTGCAGAAGGCGGATAAGGCTGTCAATTCGGCAAAGTTCCAAGACACGTTGAAGTCGTGGGCCGTTGGCGCTAAAGTGGCGCAGTCCGCGATGCGTGATTCATTCTCCGAGATTGGTGACGCTGGCTATTCTCTGCGGCATACCGTGGGAAATGTTTTCGGTGATGCCGGTAGGACGATTGCTTCGTTCACGAAGAATGTGAGCCGCCTGTTGAAGAACAGTAGCGGTGGTATTTCCGATTTCTCGTCTGGTGTTTCCGATGGTTTCCAGAAGGTGTTCAACGCTGTTGGCGATGTGAGTCCGATGTTCAGCCAGCTGCTTTCGACTGTCGGGCAACTGTCTAAGACGTTCGGCGGCACATTGGCCGCTTCTCTTCGTGCTTCTGCTCCGCTGATTCAGGCTATCGCTACCGCCGCCGAGGCTGTGGCTAAGGCTTTCAGCGCGTTGCCGGAACCGATTCAGGCCGCGTTGGGCGTGTTCGCCACGTTCGGCAAGGCTGGCAAGACCGCTTTGGACACGGTGAAGCTTGCCGTGGTTGAGAACACGATGAAGTCGCTGCAATGGCAGAAGGCTTTGATGGAGTTGGGCGTGACTTCCGCCGGTACTGGTGTGACGTTGAAGAATGTCGCGCAGGGGTGGGTGGCGTCTAATCCCGCTGTTTCTAAGTTCGTGTCGAATGTCGGCTCTGCTGAGGGCGCGATGGGCAAGGTGAAGGCCGTGGCGTCTGGTTTGGGTGGGATGCTTGCGTCTACGGTTTCCAATCCGGTGATTGGGGCGTGGCTGCCATTACGGCAGCAATCGCAGCGTATTCCGATTACAATGCGAAAGCTCAGGCGACTGAGCGTGCTTCCGAGAATATTGCGACAGCGTTGGGTAAGATTCCTGATTCGGCCGCCGAAGCTTCCGGCGCGTTATCCAATGTCGCTTCCGCGATTCAGGATGCGTTCAAGGACAGTAAGTATGCTGAGACTGGTTGGAGCTGGTTGGATGATTGGACAACTGGATTCAAGAATACTGCCGAAGCCGCCGACAAGCTTGGTGTTTCGACCACTGACCTGAGCAAGGCTGCGAGCGGCAGTACGAAGGCTTACAACTCGATGATGAATCAGTTGAAGGCCACATATGATGCTCACAGCACTTATTCGGCTACCGCGACGCAGAATTACGGAAATGAAGCTGGTGCAGCCAAGAAGCTTATAGCAGTAATGGAGAAGGCACGTCAGCAGTACATCGATAATGCGGAAGCGACTTCCGTCGCGAATGGTCATGCTGCCGGCTATGCGAAGAGTTTGATCGAGATGGGTGAGGATTCCGATTCGGTTTCCATTGCCATTGCGACTCAATCTCAACGTCAGCAGATGTTGAACAGTGCCGCGCAGAAGTACAACGACATTATCAACAATCAGCGTACCGCGCAGCAGAACGCTTTGAGCGTTGCTACGGAATATGGTCAGATTTACAACGGTTTGGGTGATTCCATCCAGCGCATCAAGGAATTGGGTGTGCAGAATGTTTGGGACAATGCCGCAGACTCGTTCAACAACATGACTGAGGCTGGACAGTTGGCTCAGACCAGCTTGCAGAATCTTGCAACAACCGGGCATGATTGGCTTGAACAGTTGGTTGCTTCCGGAGCTTCGACCGATGAGGTGAATGCGAAACAGCAGGAGTTGGCAACCCAATTCTATGATACGGCGAAGGCGATGGGTGTTCCTGAGTCCGAGATTCAGAAACTGCAACAATTGTATGGGTTGACCCCTGAAGAGGTCACGACCTTGTTCAAGACAGAAACCGAACAGTCGAAGCAGAATTTGACATCCTACCTGTCCGACTTGCGCGCATTGTTCCCCGGTGAGGGCAATACCGCCATTTTCACCACGGTTCTCAACGGTATCAACAGTGGCGCATTGTCCAGTGCCGACGAGGTTCAGTCGTCTGTGAACGACTTGATGAACAATGCGAGTACGGATGGTTCCGGCAAGTACACGATTGTGTTGGATGCCGATGGCAATCAGGCTGTTGTCGCCACCGACGAGGTGAAGAAACATGCAGACTTGTTCAAGAAAGGCACGGATGGCAATGGCTACACGACCAATCTGAAGGCTTCCGATCTTGCTTCGATGACCATTGACTACGTGAAAGGCGACGCCAACGCCTACGGTTCGTTGCGACCCACCGCGTCACTCGGCGCGAGGGACAACACCCAGCCAGCGAAACGCAGTGCAGAGAACACTGCGAACCAGTGGAATGGCAGCACGTATAACGCGCAGTTCGGCGGCAACATCTCCGGTAGCTTCTGGGGGATGCTCGGAACTTTGTGGAATGAAGGCAGGAGTTGGGCGAGTAGAACGTTCAACGCTATTTTCGGAACAAAGAAGGGACGTGCCACAGGCGGTGAGGTTGAAGGTGACAATGTGACACGTACCGGCAGAATCGTCGGGCGTGGAACGAACACAAGTGATTCCATCGCTTTGAACGATTCCACCGACGTGTCAACAGGCGAATACGTTGTTCGTGCCGCAGCCGTACACAGCATGGAAGCCATATATGGCAAGGGTGTGATGAGCGCCATCAATTCGAGTGGTGACATTCCAAGCCAGTACTTGAAGAACGCACGTCGTATGACCCGTGTCTCTATGCCTTCCATCGTGTCGGACTATTCGTCTGAATCGTCCGACGGTGTCAAGTTTGAAAGTGGCCCAACGTACAACATCACGCAGAACTTCCAATATCCGACCGTCACGCCAATCACCGTTCAGACGAATCAGAAGTTGGACAAAGCCGCGATGATCGGCATGTGAGAGGGGAGTATCGTGGCTTTTTCCACGTGTTTCTACAGGTTGAACAATGTTCCTCTTGATTCGGAGAACTGCATCGTTACTGTTGGTTCGACATTGTTGAGCGCCATCAGTGTTGACCGTACCGTTTCGACGGTTCCGCAACGGCATGGTTCCATCCCTTCCGGCATGACGCCTAGGTTTTCGGAACGTCAATTGTCGTTGCAGGTATGCGCGTGGGAGCTGACGTGCTTGGTGAATCATCCAGCTGATGCGGTTGTGCACGATGCCGAATCTTGTCATGAGTCGGATTATCGATGGTGTCGAGCAGCGTACCCGTGTCGAGTTGACCTCTTTGAGTCCTGATGATTCCAAAAGTCATCCGAACAGGTTTGTTCCGTTCACTGCCGTGTTCGCCATGCCTGACGTGTGGTGGCGTTCCGTCACGCATGAGACCGTCTCACTGCCTTTGAACGGTGGGAAGGTCATGTCCGGCGGTTCGGTGATGCCGTCCGCCGGATACTACACGTTCTGGCAGGGCGTTCCGAACGCTAGTCCGAGTGTGCTTTCCACTCAACTTCCGTATAGTTGCGGTGACGCTCCCATAACAGACATGGTGTTTCGTTTCCCGAAAGGTGTGACGGGCATAACGGTGAAGGATACGGTATCCGGTACCGGTATCACATGGTCTGGCACGCGCGTGGATGCTCGGCCTTACTTGTATTTGGATGCGGGATCGTTGACTGCATGGAGTTCCGATAGTGATTCCGCATGGTCTGGCGGTTCTCAGAACGAGACAGTCGGATTGGATTATCTGCCTTCCGGTAGGTTGCAAGTCAATCCTGATGTTTCTGGTGACTACAGGATTGCAGTTAAGGCCACTGGTTCCGGGAATGTGGCGTGCAGGTTTAAGAGAAGCTGGTGGTGATTTCCACTGGCTTCTTTCTTTTTAAGTTGAGGGATGCTTATGGGTAAGACTCTAAAATCTCGTCTTGTCGCATATCAGGCCAATGGAAGCAAGCTTGGATTGCTGCCTGAGCCGACTTCCTATACTGTGTCGTTCACTCATGATGCTGTAGGTGCTTTGACCGTCAGCTATTCGCGTAAGGCTTTGCGTGGTGAGATTCTTGACCGGCGTCTTGAAACCGGCTTGGAAATCGCCGTGGAAGTGTCTGATGGTGGACGCTGGATTGAACCGTATAATGGCCGGTTTGTTATCGCTTCACGTTCAAGGAACGCTTTGGACGTGTCCGACACGGTGTCGTTGACCGGCGTTTCCTACGGGTGGCTGTTGAAGAAGGCTTTGAATCTGGACACGTCCAGATTGGAGACCAAAGGCGACGAGAAAGGCACCCGTAAATTCGCGAACGCGAACGCTGGCACGATCATGCGCACGTTCATGGATGAGAATTGGAATCGTGGCGGCGTGAAAGTTGATTGCAGCCGGTTCACTTCTGGTGCCGATTCCGCTGGCAAACAGTGGGGTTATATGCTGCCGAGCATATATTACGATCTTGGCATTTCCATACAGGACGTGTTGGATTCGCTGGTGAACAACGGCTTATGCGATTGGCGTACCGATGCCCGTCAACTGTTGTTGTGGAACGCCGATAGCGTCGCCGTCTGCCGTGACTTGTCTAAATCGTGTGTGGTGACGCTTGCTCAGGATGTGTCCGAAGCTCCTGACGATGAGAGTATTGATGGTCTGGCTTCCTCGATCCTTGTACGTGGCGACAATATTAATTTCCGGCAGGATAATCCGAACGCCCCGAAGCCTTGGGGCGGTTGGGAATTGTATTCAAGCCAACAGGGTGTGAACAAGAAGGAGACCGCCGAACATCTCATCAAACCGACGTTGGCTAACGCGGCTAGGGTTCGCGGACAGTACACGCGATCCGTGAACGTGGTCGAAGCGTCTTGTCTGCCGCTCATCGATTACACGATAGGCGATTGGATTACCGCGCCTACAGTGGCGAACCGTGAGAAGGTCCGTGTCCAACAGGTCACGTTGCAACTCGACTCGACTGGGTTCAAGGCTTCACTGATTCTGAACGACAAGAATTATGATTCCTCGGTTCGTTTGACGAAGCGTATGAACGGTATTACCGGGGGCGCTCATCTTGGTGGAGCGTCCGGTGCGATTCCGGCTCCTGAAAAGGACCATCGCGTGCCGAAGGCTCCGCAGAATCTGTCGGCCAATTCCGACGCTTATATCAATGTGAACGGGTATGCGCGTGGCATGGTTACGGCCCGTTGGGATGATGTGACGTTGGCGACTGATGGCACCGCCATGGACATCACGTCGTATGTGGTCGAATATCGTGTGAACAAGACTGGGTATGAGTGGCATTCGGCTGGTACTACAACCGAGCACACGTTGTCTTGGTCGAATTTGGATTGCGGTGTTCAGATTCTTATCAGAGTGCGTGCCATTCCATCGTATTCCGATCAGATGGGCGAATGGTCCAGCGTGTTCGCGTTGACCGTCGCCAAGGACACGACGCCGCCTCCGGTCCCATCCAAGCCGATTCTTTCTTCCGAGTTGGGCGTGGTTTCGGTTGCTTGGGATGGGAAAACCGCTGATGGTGGTTCTATGCCTATTGATTGGGATAGGAATATTCTCGGCGAACGTTTGGCTGATGGCGGTTTCAAGGAGATCGCGGCCGTCTCGACCGGTATCGGCGATTATGTGATTACTGGTTTGACGGCTGGCACGTCTCATACTTATGCGTTTCGTGCTGTCGATCATGCGGGCAATAAGTCTGACTGGTCTGCGATTGCCACTGTGACCGTGGCTTCCGCCGTCTCGCCTGATGAGGTCAAGCAGATTCAAAAGGATTTGGCTGACAATCAGACGGCGTTGAGGGATAATACGGCGAAGCTGACGCAGGCGCAGAAGGACATCCAAGCCAACAAGTCTAATCTTGATGCGGCGAATCAGACGCTCGCTCAAGCCAAGACCGACCTATCGCAGGCGCAGAAGGACATCGCGCAGACCAAGAGCGACCTGACCACGGCGAACGGTGAGATTTCGAAGGCGAAGGAGTCGGCGGCTCAGGCGTATGCCGAAGCACACTCGAAGAATCACACTTTCCGTGGGCCGGATGAGCCGAAGGACAATCTCATCGTCGGCGACCTGTGGCTCAAGACGCAGGCGTATTGGACGAGGTGGCAGGGGGAGAAGAACGCAAGCCCCTCACTGCTCGCGGACTTTACACGTACTGGACCGCGCGCCGAATAATTCGCCTTCTGTGCTTGTGCCGCTGGCCGACCGCGTTGTCGATACGCTTGTCTGGGATGGCTCGAATTGGAACCATCTCGCTATGCCGATGTCGAGAAGAACGCGGACGAAATTCCAAGCGAAGTCGGATATCGCGGATAATGCCGCTAAGACCACGGACTGCCCGCCAAAGCTGCCGAGAATGCCGCTGCCGCAGCGAAAACGCGCAGGGCACGGCTG